ATGGTGGACTTTGGTAAAATGTTGCACTCTTGTCCACCTAGCACATGCAGGTTGTCCCAAAGTGCAACAATAAAAGAAGTATTCCAATGTGTAAATTTTAAAATTATAGATTCATTATACTCTAATCTTCCTGAAACCACTATAGGTCAAAAAATACGGAAACTTAGACTTATTTATGAACTTACCCAATTAGAGTTTGCTAAATCTATACATAGAGGTTTTGGAACTATTACCAAATGGGAACAAGAGCTCACTTTCCCAAATAAAGATTCTATCTCTTATATTATAAGTATTTACAATTTAGATGAAAATTATTTCAATTTTAAAAAATAATTTTTACATACTGAATTAAATTTATCTTTTAAGTCTATAATTAAAATACATAGTTCCCCCTAATATTTGAGTCATAGAAAAAAGGCTAGAGATTAATTTCTCTAGCCTTTTATATTGGTCCAGGTAATTTTGTTATAAAACTACTATAACCTTTTGTGTATTGAATTATATTTAAGCTACTATACTCTTCCATCTCTTTAAGATCTTCATATTCAAAAGTTCCATCAAGTTCATCCTTAAAATACATATAATCTTCTTTTATAGTTCCTTTAAGCATCATAAATGAAGTTCCTGCACCTTTTAGACTATATATAGTTTTCTTATCTAATTGGTCTAAGTATTGACCTGCTAATACAAATTTCATGCCAAATTTTCTAGTTTGGGTTAATGTTGTTTCCATATATCTCTCTGCTGTCTTTGTTTGACTTATTTCATCTATTATTATGTGACTTCGCTTACTTCTATCCGATAATTCTCCTCGTTGCTCACAAGCCAACCAACATTTAGTGATTATAAAAGTAGTTATAACATTTTTAACATAGCTTTTGAATTTTGATTGAGGCATTCTAACTAATATAACCTTTCCACTCTCCATAGCATCTATAAAATCTATATTATCTTCGGGTGTCTTATTAAACATTTTCTTTAAATAGAAATCTCTTTTTAATAATGTTACTCTATCTAAAATACCTTCAATTTTACTATCTCTGGTCCCTATCTTCTCACTAGGACTATCTTTACTAGATTTACTCCACTCATCTAACTCTTCTAATGTTTCTATCTCTTCAAATAATTCGTTCTTTAATTCTAATGGAATAGTATTAATTATTCCCTCTCTATATTTAAAGTCTTGTAGGCATCTTATAACATCTTTTAAAGTTGCATTTTCATTTAGATATACTATATCAGTACATGCACATAAATAACGTTCCATCTTAGGACTCAATGGTTCCCCAAATTCATTTATACTATTAATTAATTCTATTGTTAATCCAGTCTTTTTATTAGCTAACTGTTGTTTATCAAACCAGCTCATATTATTAGTGAATTTTATTTCATTATAAGCTAATGATTGAAGTCCCTCTTCTGTACTAAAATCTAATAATATAATTCCTTTATCAACTACCTTTTCTATATCTTTACTAGATTCATTATTTCTTATAAAATCTATATGAACTATACTCTCCCCTCTCTCTATACAGTTTTTAGCATAGTTACATATATAAGTTGTTTTACCTCCACCTTGGCGTCCTAACATCATTAAAGGCAAACTCCCTATTTCTTTATGATCTTCTAAATAAGCATTAACTTTATTACCTTTACAAGTATTTATCCCAAGACTTATATATCCTTTTTTCAATTCTTCTGGAACTGAATTCTCTTCTGTTTTTATAAATTTTATACCATGCTGCATCAATAGTGATCTTCCTGGTACTTGAATAAAATTACCTACTTCTTCAGCACTCATTATATTAGAAGCTATATTAAAATTATAATCTTCTATATGGGCTACTTTCTTTACTTTCTTATAGACAAGTTCATTATCTTCATCCAACACTCTATATGATTGACATACACTTAATGCATTATTATCTCTTCTGGTAACATCTGAACTATTTGAAATAACTGCTATTTGAGTATTTAATATAGTACTTTCCTTTTTCTTTTTTGTAGATGTACTTAAAACATCTTGTCTTTCTAACACTCCCAAAATACTAGTATATAGGCTCTCTTGTGTACCTGTTTCATTATTACCTACAAAGTCATTTACTACAGTAATAAGAGAATCTAATATTCCTAGAACTGCTACTGCTCCATTTCTTAATACATAATCAAAGCTGAATACCTTTTTCTCTATTGATTTCTTTTCAGTAATCTTTTGAAGAGTATTATTATATTGTTCAAGCCATGAACACTGGCTATTAGGCATAAAATTATAAACAATAGTAACCCGGTCTTCTTCTTTCATTATTTCCATTACACTCAAAATAGAATTCAAAGGTTCGTTACTTTTCCTATCTGTAAGTAAAGACATTGCATCTTCCTTTTTATAACTTAGACTATACATTTCTGAACCAGCGCCAAAAGATCTAATCCCTTGGTCCATAATTTCAACTGTAGCTTTACTCCATATTTCTTTAATTTTTTCTAAAATTATATTTAAAAATGGTTTTGGTACTAAAAAGTAAAAATTAGCATTATTATTTTCTATATCTATAATGTAGGAAATTTTAAAATTTATTTCTATTATAAGCTTCTTTTGTTCTCTATAAATTCTTTTATTAATAGATCTATAAGTATGAGCTATAGCCTTTGCTATATTATTACTAGTATAATTTCTAATAGATTTATGCGGAACTATTCGGATATAGCGATAAGTTGGTTTTCTTAATTCAAAGTAATCTGTTAGTTTTAAAGTTTTTTCCTTCATATATATAGCCCTTTTATTGCTTGTAATACAAAGAAGGTTATTAAGCTTATAGTAACTGCCTTAGCCCCCTTCTTATATCCACTTAAATAAAATAATAAACCTACCATAGCTACACTTAAACATATTATATAGCTACTATCTATTATTGTTATACTAAGCCATTTAAAACCTTCTACAAACTTTGTTTTAAGTCCTTCTGTAATTCCATTTACTATGTCATTTTTAATAGTTTCCATTATTCCCACCTCACACAAAAGAATCTTTTATAAAATTAAACAACGTTGGTACTATATAAAAACTAGAAAAGATTAAAAGCCATTTGAAAATTATTGCCATTATTTCTTTTGTTCCTCCACCTTTCTTAAAAACGGATATTAATATTTCTACAATGCACCCAATAACCGCCACCCAAAAGCCAACCCTTTGTAAGATTGTAAGTATTTCGTTTCCTACAACATCTGTCCTTCTTAGTCCTTCTTCACTATTCGCATAAACTTTATTACTTGCAAACCCAACACTTGCAATCGTAAAAACTAACATTTTATATAATCTCTTATCTAATCTGCCTATATATTTATTTGTTTGTCTAATTTCTTTTCTATTGTAAAATTCTTTATTAAAAACTAATTTATTATCTAAAATTAAACTGATCCCCTTCATTTTTAATTCCCCCTGTATATTTTTTAGAAAGTTGGTAATACTAAAAACACTGTAATAAAGGAGTTGAATTTTATGTTTACATTTGCACTTGGTTACTTAGCGTGTTTTACAATAGTAGCTGCAGTAGTTATATTCTAATAACATAATAAATAATTTTAAAATACTACTAAAAATAGGAATTAATAATAGATTGCATACATATACTAAAGCGTAACGAGTTAGCATTAGTAAATTAGTCCACCTCACAAAAGAGGTGGTATTTTTTTGGCCTGAATTACTTTTCATAATACTTCTTTAAAAATCTGTTATATCTGTATCTAAATTAACTTTTTCAATTCCCTTAGGTTCTTTTATTTCTTCACTCTCAACATTCTTTTCATACCATTCACTTAATATATTTTTAATTTCAATACTCTTATCCTCTAAACCATTAAAATACGTATATATCTTTTGTTCTTTTGTACTACGTCTAAAACTTACGCTTATTTTGCACACCATAAACTCACTCCTAACTTTTTAAATCCTTTTGCATTATCGAATAGAGGATCATCTGATATTATTAAATTTTCTAATCTATTCTTAAAAGCTTTTACAAGGGTAATACTTCCTCCTCCAGTTAACAAAACATATCCTTTACTGGTATTAAAATTTAATTGCAGATCCTTATATATACTATTGAAGTGTTTTTGTAAAATAGGTTTAATAAATCTAATATCTTGTTGTTTACCTCTTAAAAATAGACCTTCCTTTAGTATTACTTCCCCATCTTCTAACTTAAATTCTTCTGTATAAGTAGTATTTATATAACTTATAATATCTTGATAAATATTAAGCATGCCTGTTGGAATAGTCCAAATTTTAGTTATTTTACCCTTTTCAAATAAACAAATATTAGTAGTTCTACCTCCAATATCAACTATTATAAGTGGTTTATTTCCTATCAATATTTTTTGTTCTTCTGAAAGATTATAATAAGCAGCAGCACCTTCTGGAGCTATAATAACATCTGATATAATAATTTCCCTTTTAATACCCTTGTATATAATTGTTTTACCCCTATTTTCTTCTATATATCTTTTGTAATTTGCTTTATTAGCGTTATATTGTTGTATAGGAAGTCCTAAAACTACTTGAAAAAAGTTTTCTTTAGAGCTCCTAGCTAATGCACTAAATAAAAGTGGTAATGTAGTTTCTTTTTCACTCTTATTCCAATCAGTGCTAAATTCCCCTTCTCCTATTTGAAATTCTTTTCCTTCATATATAATGCTATTTTTATTTGTGAAACTTGAACCTTCCGAAATCTTACTATAAAAGAAGTCATTTTCCGAAGTATTGACTCCAAAGTTACCTAAGTCTATCCCAATTATCATACTTTTCTGCTCCTAATTTCTTACTTCTGTATATTTATATGCTCCAAATTCGGAAAAGTTTCCAAATTATTTTTATTTTTCCAAATTATTTTTATTTTTTTCTAAATAAAAAAGAGATATGATTATTCTAAAAACCATATCTCTTCAACTGACTTATTCAATTTTTTAGCTATTTCTAACGCTACCTCCAGTTTGGGTCTACTTCTTCCATTTTCCCAATTGCTATAATTTTTAATATCTGTTCCAATATATTTAGCAAATTCTCCTGGAGACATTAAGTGATCTTTCATCCTAATTTCTTTAAGCTTATTCCCTATACTCATAAAATACCTCCAATAATTATACTATACATTTATTGGAATAAATTTACAACATAATTTATGAGATTATTTAATATTACTCTCTATATGGATTACTTATTTTTTGCTGATTTTGTTGTTGTAAAAAAATTATAGATTTTCTATTTTCACAGCATCTATAATAGGATTACTCATTATGCTTTCTCCACTTACTGAACCATAAATTTTAATTTTATCGCCGTTCTTCACTTCTTTAGTGTCGCTACCATTTCTTATAAAATAAATTTTAGAATCACTAGACTCTATATTAAATGTTTCTAAATCCGAAGATGAAACTATTCCAGTTATAAAGACTACTTTTCCTTGCATTTCTCCATTTATTATTTTTTTATGGTTTGCTTTTGTAGAAGCTTGTACCATACTGTCTACTACACTTTCTGTACTATCGTCCCTATCTAGTTTTATTGGTTTTCCATTGTATTCTTGATTATTAACAGCTGTTTCACGAGCCCAGTTAGCCCCTGTTCTACCACCTACCACAAAAGCAACCATAAAAGTTATTACAACTAATACTAATGTTACCCAATTCAATTTTGATTTTAATTTTATTAAAAACTTCTTCATATTTATCCCCCTATTATTCATGTAATTATTTCCATTATATATTAGCAAATCAAAAATTTCAATTCAATTTGTAGCTTTATAGAATTGATAACTGAATTTTTTTATAATAGTTCCCCCATGATTTTACCTATAATAGTAAAAAAGTTACACCTTGTCCACTCAGTTAGAATTATACCCTTTGGATCATATTCTTCAGAAGACGTAAATTCCAATACAGTTATTCCTCTTATTTGATTATAAATAATATCTACATAATCGTACTTATATAGATCAGCTGCTATTTCATTTTCTATTATATTAAAATCTTTTTTATAAAGTCTGTATTTTAAATCTGATTTAGTTTTATTACCATTAGCTAAAACTGTTTCACCTGAGCATATAATAATATTATTATCACATCCTTCAAATACAGAATCATCTAACTTTAATATCTTTATATTTCTAGGACTTTTAGCTACCTTTTCTATATATCCATCTCTCTCTAGCTTTCTTAAATGTGTATGCATAGTGCTTGCTGATTTTAACCCTAATTTGTAACACAGCTCTCTCACAGTTGGTGCCACCCCATTAACTTCTATGTGTTTATGTAATTCCGATAAAACTTTATTTTGCATCTTAGTTAACATATTGTACCTCCATACCCATATTTATAATATTAATTATACCGAACTAATGTTCTTTTCACAACTGTATTTTTATTTAATTTTTACAGTCCACTACATAATAAATCATTTTCTTATATAAAAAAGAGAATAGATTGCTCTATCCTCTAAGTTGTTTTTATTTCATTAATATCTAATACAATTCTCTTCATAATTGAATAATCTATATCCTCATTATTTATAACTAATCTCACATTATTTTCAATGAAAATATCAAGCAATTCTATTATTTCATTATTTCTTCTTGAAAATCTACTTAGTTCACTACAAATAACTTTTTTTATTTTACCAGCCTTAACATTTTCAATCAAGTGTTTTAATTCAATTCTGCAATTCCCAATATCACTATAAATAGTTGTTTTTGATTTTTCATCTGATTTTAATCCTTTTTCGCAAAAATTTGCCTGTTCATTCTCACTAACTAAGTCGTTTGCTTTTACATATATACCTATCACTAAAATTCACCTCATTTTATTATTTGTATATATTACTATTGATAATTAATTGTTAATTATCAATAGTATTCAAACTTATCTAACAACTCATAATATTTTGTATAGAAAAGAGTAGCAATAATGGTTTTATATATTCAAACTACTAATTTTCAATATAAATTATTCCCTTTTCTAGAAGTGACTTGAAGCAATCAACAACTATGGGTTCTATATCATTTCTCATCTTAATTATCTCTACTGAGTTTGCTCTAAGCTTGTACTCAAATATTTTTGATAAATTCGATAAGGTAATCTTATAAGGAATTAAATTAAGATTTAATTTAATATTTAACAATCCTCTATTCAAATATGAATCTATTATAGATGCCATAAATGGCATATCGATTATCAAGCTTTCTATTTCTTGCTTTTGATCTTTTAATACATGTTCCGGCACATTATATATATTGTTATTTGTTTCATTATATTTTTTTTCCTCGTCTAGTTTAGTTTTTTTTGTATCAATATTAACTTTGAAATCTTTAAATTCTAAACTTGTAATACTACTAATCACTTTCATCTCTTTAAGTTTATTTAATATAGTTATTGATATTATTCCTATAATTATTATTTTTAATATGGATTCTTTAATCAATGAATTAAAGAAACTTTTAATAATATAAATAAATGAAGTAATACAGAAATTATAGAAAACAATAAAATTAATTAATAAATTTTTTAATTTAAAATTACCATAATAATAAATAGTATTTAATAAAAATATAGCTATAAATAAACCTAACGAAATAATTAAAAATAATAATAATACTTGATACTTATATTTTTTCAATATTTTAATTATCATATTTAACTTTTCACCAACCTAAATTTTTCAATCATATGATCTTGTTCATAATATTTTTTACACCTGTTACATTTGTTTAATTTTAATGAAGTATGAACTATTTCTTCATTCATACAATTATCACATATTGAATAGTCTTGCTGTTTTATTATATTTTGCTCTATCATAATGTGAAAAGCATCATAAAGTCTTGTTTTGGATAATTTCAGTGTAAATAAAAAGTATGTTAAATCGATATCTTTAATTCCTAATTCTTTTTCCACTAAAACAAATTTTTCTACAATTAACTTAATATCGCAATTTACAGAAGTCATATACTTCGTTTCCATCAATGAATTCTTCACACACACTTTGTAATACCTCCTCATCAAATATCCCTGTTTCTATATTAATCTCTCCTGTGCTTTTTAATTTTACTAACTCTGAGTTAATTTTACACTCTATAGCGCTTATAGAATAATTATGTTTTATAACAAGTTCTTTAATTGCATTTATAGAACATTCATCATGCGTAAATTCATGTGCTATACTTCTAGTAGATTTTTTACTACCAATTAAGTTCATTGTTTCAACTAAACTAATCATTTTTCTACTATCTTTATTTTCAATTTCTTCCATATATTCTAAAAAATATAATCTTAATGAATCACTTATTATATAAGAAAGTATATTTCCTTGAGTAGCCTTAGTAAACAGTTCATAAAAAGCTTTTTTCTTTTTAGTATATTCACTCCCATTATTTATGTTATTTACTGGTAAATCATTATAGAACATAAATATTATTTTTTCAGATAAATCTATTATTATATTATAGCAATCATAAATATTAGTATTTTTATTCATATGTATTCCATTATTATTTATTTCTTCAGAATAATTTATTATCTTAGCTAATTTAATTTCTACAAATCTCTCCTGTTCATAATAATAAGTAACCTTATAAATATCATCTAATTCTCCAACAACTTCCTTATTACATTGAATTCCTATTCTATTATTCCTTTTAAATTCTGAATTAAAAACACTATTAGTTAATTCTTCATGAACTGGAAATTCTGGATTACTCTTTAAAGGTTTCATAGATAAAATAGATAACCTTTTATAATAATTTTTTTCTATTAAAGAAAGTAGAATATCTTCATCTATATTTTTATATGCTTTTATATTTCTTGCAAAATCTTTTACAGATATTTCTCTAATTTCATATGCAAACTTCTTTTTTATAATTTTTTTTATATAATTAAAATTTATATCTAATAGTTCAATTCTTTCCCATCTTTTTATATTTATACTCACATTTTTTCCTCTTTTCCTTATATTTATTTATATTCAGAAAAATATGTGTTAATATAATATATATTAACTGAAACACATATTTTCTTTTGAAACCAATTATGATTAGTCGTCATAGTGGTTTCTTTCATTATATAGCTTGGACCACTTCAAATCAATGAATTCGACAAAACAATACTTTCATCCATTTTTTTATATAATATTTATAATCAAATCATTACTTTCAATGGAATTTAACTTAAGAAACTAAACATATATTGTAAATAAAAACTTTTTTAGAATATATGTATATAATTTTTAATATGGGCATATAATATAATATCGACCTAGGATTGATTCTAAAAATAAATAAGGAGTATTTATTTTGACAAATACAGTTTTTTATATTCTTTTATTTACTTTATTGGGAATAGTTATTACTTTTTTAGCTATCGTAGTTATACTATTAATTGCTAAAAAATAATTAACGCCTGAGTTTAAAGTAAATTTATAGGTATTTAGTTAATTGTAAATATCCTATATTTACAGAGTATAAACAATCAAACAAAATGAATTCTCCTTTTAAATACAAAAATAAGGCTATTGGTAATCCAATAGCCTTATTTTTATATTATATTTAGTTAAAATAAACTTGTTTCAATAGATATAAAAATTAAATTAAAGGCTAATTATATCTTAGAGTATTGATAATCCCTGTAATAGGTTCATTCTTTAAGACAATTACTTTTATAAAGATATTTAAATAAAATAAAGGCTAGAAAATAGATTTTAAGCCATTTGTAAGCTATGATTTTTTTAAATTCATAGCTTTTGAATATAAGTATGACTAAAAACAAAAAAATTAGAGAGTAAATTAATACTCTCTAATTTTTTCTTTTAATTATTTTTATTGTACTCTTCTTGCAGTATAAAAATCATATATTGGACCTTCGATAACATTAACACCTTCTCGGGAGTTATGGATCATTTGTCCGTTTGATGTATAGATTCCAACATGATTTCCACCGATTGTAAATACCAAATCTCCCGCTTTAAGATCAGCTCTTGAAACAACACTACCTTGATTCATTTGATTCCAAGTAGTTCTACCTAAAGATAATCCTTGATGCGCAAAAATATGTTTAGTAAATGATGAACAATCAAATACATGATTTGATTGATTATCTGCACCATATACATATGATACAAGTGACTTATGGGCTCTAGCTTGATCTACTATAGCTTGACCACGATCAATAGTAGGTGTCGTTGTATTTGGATAATCCCCTCTTGTTCTAATTTGAACTTCCATTGCTTCAATCCTACGAGCTTGTCCAACTGTACCTGCTATTTCACCATTCTTTTGCCAAGGTAACCATCCTGTATGTTCTACATGGACTCTATAAAATATATCTATTCCAGGATCTGCACCTGTTACTTTATCTTTTAATTTAATTTTTATAGCTTCAAGTCTTAAAGACTCTCCTATAGTTCCTGCATTTTCCCCACTTTTATTCCACGGTAACCATCCTCTATCTTGCACATGTGCTTGATATTCTATAGTATAAGACGCAGAAGGGTTTACTTCCATTCTAAATGTTTCAAGTCTTTTACCTAAACCAATAGTCCCAGATGTTTGTCCATCTGATACTGCATTTTGCCAACCTACATCTTGAACCTGTGATATATACCATACATCACCTGCTTTAGCCGCATGTGCAATATCTTTTGGCAACATTGTAAAAATTACTAACGTTGCAATGAAAATTGATATAGCTCTTTTTTTGATTTTCATACTCATCCTCCTTTAATATTATATGTAATATAGTTATCCCCATTTTATAACTATATTGCATATAATATCACATAATGTTAATATATGATATTAAAAACATAATTTTGTTGTTTTAAAATCCAAAACAACAAATAAAAAAGGCTAGAAAACAAAGATTTCTCTCTATTTTCTAGCTCTTTTAATTTACCTTATATAAATTAATTATAATATATTAAAATCTATATTTTCCGTATTCTTACAATTGTTATCTTTATAGTTAGAACACCCGTAGAAGTCCTTTCTCCCCTCTACCCCTTTTATCTTTTTCATTAAAGCTCCACATTCACTACAATAAATAGGAGCTTTCCTAATCGCCTTAACAATTAACTCTTCTAAAGTTTCTTTTGTATATTTACCTGATTTTATTCGTATTAGATCTATACCATATTTTTTTATCATTTCATCTTTAAATGTATCATTTAGTATTTGACTTTCTTCATTATGTTCTTTTCCATCTAATTCTATAGCAACTAAAGGTCTTAAACTTATATTAGAAAAAATAACAAAATCTATATGATAACTGCTTAGGTGAGATCTATTCCTATAGGTATTATCTTTAGGAACAAATAATTCCCTTAAGGATACATGTGGAAATACCAGTACTCTATTACCTATAATATCCCGTATCATTTTATATACTTTAAATTCTTCTTTGCTATCCCAAAATTTTTCTTTTTGGGAATGATAAAATTTAGCTTGATTTTGTCTTTTCCTCTTTTTATCATCTAACGTTAATTCTTTTTCCTCTTTATTCCCACTTTTTCTTTCTATATTAGGTTTCCTTTCACTTTCTTTTTTGTCCGAATTATGAAATATAATCATTAAAATTATTATTACTATTATTGCAAATTTCACTTTTACTTTCCTCCCTTTATATTTACTATACTATTTTCCTTTAAAATCAAAATACCTTAATATATTACAACATTCTCATATTCTATACAAATATTTCAATGACTTTACATTTATATATTTAATTTTATTATGTGCTATATGATATATCTATTTGTTTTTTTATATTATAGATAAAAAAAATTCTATTATGAATGAATTTAAGGATGGGATTTTAAATAAATATGAAATAAAAAAAGCTAGAAAGTAGAGATCACGTCCCCACTTTCTAGCTAATTATTTTAGTTCTTCTCTTCTAATTTTTATTAAACTTTCCAGTTCTTCCAAGTCTTCTAATGTAGCTTTATTTTTTATAAAACTTCGAGCTGAACTTCTACTCTTCAAATAATTAGAGTACTCTTTATTTTTTTCTTCCCACTTCTTATTTGCCGATGCTTGTGTGGTTGTATTTTCTGCCATGATTAATTTGCTCCTTTATTTACTTAATAATATAAAAATAGATATTAAGCTTATTATTAATGATACTATACTTATTGTTAATGTGATTTTATCTATCTTTTTCATAATGCTTTACCTCCTTAACTTTTATGATATAATAAAGTTAAGAAGAAGATTTAAGGAACGGAAGGGCTTTGTGCCCCTCCTCTTGATTACTTATTTAATATAAGTATTAGATTTATTATAGCTATTACCAAGTTTACCAAGACCGTTGTAAAAACTATTAAATCTTTTATTTCAATTCCTTTTTTCTTCTTCTTTTTCTTTTGCATTTCCTCACCTCCCTATAATATTATTATACTACATGTAGTATAATAAGTCAACACTTTTTACCAATATTTATTATTTATTTTACGAAATAAAAAAGGCTAGAAAATAAGGATTATCCCTACTTTCTAGCCTTATTGATTAATAATTAGTTATTATAAGTTCTTTGTATTTACCTCTCGCATCTGTTTGTCTAGATACAGAATAAACAACTTCAACTTCTTTGATGTTAAAATCTTTATATAATTCTCTTATTCTTTCATGGTCATTTATAGTAAGTAAAAACTTACCTTTAATATTACTTAATTTTTTAAACAATATTAGTTGTTCTTTTTCTCCAAATTCATTGTTATATCCTGCTGTTTCATAATATGGAGGATCTGCAAAGAAAACTGTATGTTCTCTATCATACTTTTCTATTATTTCTTCAAAGGATAAACTCTCAACAAATGTATTTTGCAATCTATCTCTTATTGGCTCTAGATAGGTTTCTTTAAACATTTTTTGATTAGGTAAAGTGGTTGTCCCATACCCATAGTGGTCCCCTTTAGATGCAAAGCTATAGTTTATAAGATATAAAAACCTAATTGCTCTATTAATATCTGTTAAATATTCTAAAGTGCAATTTTTATATTCCTCAAATATACCCCTTCCTGAAAACTCATATTTTAATAATCGTTCCATTTCTGGACCATGATGTTTAATCATTTTAAACATATTAATAAGTTCTTTATCCACATCATTTACTACCTCTATTTTTGATGGTTCTTTTCCAAAATAGACCCATCCTGCTCCAAAAAATAATTCTACATAGCATGTACTTTCTGGTAACATTTCTATTATCACTTTTCTTAATTTTGACTTCCCGCCCATGCGGGAGATTGGTGGCTTTAACATTTTATTTCTCCTTTGTACTTTACGTTTTTATCATTCGATTATTTTTATTTATTTTCCTAATTTAGCTTGTAGATTTCTTAAAGTCGCCCAACCATCTACACCACCAGCTACAAAGTTTTCTGGTTTTAAATATCCTGTATATGTTCCTATTTTCCCACCTATTGCATATATATTTTCTACCTTACTCCAATCTATTAGTTTATAATTATTAACAGCGATACCTTCTGATAATGTTCTTGCCCAGAATTCTGCTAAAATACCATCGCCCTCAAATTCTCTTGTAAATACTACTACGTTTTTCATATTGTACTTCACTCCTTCTTCTATTATTGTATTATTTTGTTTTACTGCTTGATTTAATATCCCAGCTACAATGCAATCTGCATATTTTTGTATATTTAATTTATTGCAATCCTCTTTATTATCTATAAAGAAACACTCTACTAATAAAGCTGGAATACTAGCTGATCCATAAAGTCCAACTAAAGCTAGACTTTCACAACCATTTTTAAATCCCCTATTATCCATATCAAATCCAGTGGCTATATTACTACAAATCCTATTACACATATCCTTGCATAAATTATCCCCCCATACTTCTACACCGGTTCCTCCACCAGCATTTATATGGATAGAAATAGATTGTACAGGTTCTATTCGCTTGATCTTATCTACTCTATAATTTAAAGATTGTGCTACACTATTAGCTGATTCTAATTGTATTGGATATGCTATATGACCTTTGGCTATTAGACCTTGTACAACTAAATTCCCTATTCTTCTTGTCAGCACCTCCTCTCTTAATCCATTACCTCCCGCACCTGTATCTGAGCCTGAAAGGCAATGTCCAAAGTCTACTGTATAAACCGCCATAATAATTCCTCCTTATATTTTTATAATAAAAGAGAGCTTTTCAGCCCTCCCATTTAACCTTTAAAATCTGTTACTTCACCTGCAGGTTTGATTTCTGATACAAACGGTAAATCCATTTTAGGAGTAGTTGGATTATTCATCACGCCCAATACAACTCCTAATGAGCATACAAGTTTTATAGTATTATCTAGCCATACTAAATCCACTTTAAACCCAAATTGGTTAGCTATTAAAGCACCTATACTTACCACACTAATGACTGTACCTACATTTTTAAATCTTAATAAATAATTCTTCATTTTACATCCATCCTTTTTATTTAATATTTATAATAAGAGCTATTAAAGCACTAATTAAAGCTGCTCCAATAGCCCTCCATAACCATTTATTTGTATCTTCTAAATCACTAATTCTGTTATTTGCTACTTTGATTTTATCTTCAAAATTTAAAAATTTTAGATCTGTTGTTTCCACCATGCTTTTAAGAGTACCTTTTATCTCTATTAAGCTTTCTCGAATCTCTTGTATTACATCTATATCAGCCATTCCACACCATCCCTTATTTTTTTTATATTAAAAGAGCAACTACTATTTAAGTAATTGCTCTAGTTTTTTATTTAATTCTTCTATTGTTAGTTGCTGATTTTGTACATTTTTCCATAGAATAGAACACATAGAGTATAAGTCAATACCATCTGAACTAGAGGGGTGCATGAATGCCCTACCATCTTCTGAAAGTTCTTCTAAGATAACTCCAATTTTAACATCTGCCTTTATGGGATTTTCCCCATTTGGAAGTAAGACTGTCGGCATTTTTTCTATTTGTTCTAAATCTTTCTTTAGATTGTATTCTTTTATAGTAGAACTCATTAAAATATCTTTGAAATTTACTGTATCGGGGGACATAATATTTTCTTTAAACACTTCGCTTGAAGACACCGTAAAACTACTAGCTTGAATCATACAATAACCGCCATCACCTGCCCATCTAGCTTGTACGCTAGGTGTCCCACTACCTAATAATTTTAGCATTGTTGTTTTACCAAAAAGTGAAGTATGTCCTTGCCCATCCACTCCTAAAGAAACAAAATTAGTTCCATTATTTGAATTTCCGTTAAAAAATCTAGTATATGCAGTATCTATTAATACGTAGTCATATGGGTTTAATTGCATTCTTAATGCTCCGCCACTAGCATCAATCTTACAGTTTTCACCAAATAACTTAATTTGATTATCCCGTGGCTGTAATCTACCACTAAAACTAATTCCACTAGCATCACCCTTTAGAACCTCGTTACCAGCTCCATCAAGCACCCTTATTGCTCCATTGTAGATAGTTACACCACCTGAATCAATTGATGTGTTCCCACTATATACCTCATTACTATTGGGTACCCAAGGAGTTACCATTGTTCCTTTGGCTAGCATTATATTAGTTATCGAAGCAACTGCTGTGGTTGGCCCGCCGTATATAAATGGTTTAAAGAATGTGTCTACATCAGGTCTTGTAATAAAGTGTACATATAAGTCTTGCCACCGTGCTAAGATAGTTCCTTGATTATGGTCAATAACAGTTACGAATGAATTATTAGCCTCACTTGTGCCTACCCAAAAATGTAAAGGGGTGCTAGCACTTCCTGATCCTGCAACGTCTGAATAGAACTTAGCGGAGTATACGTAATCAACACCTCTCTCGAGTTTTATCCAGCCCTCGAAATTTATACCATTAGGCATTGACATAGCAAATGCGCTTCCCATTTCATAATACTCTCTATTGAACCTGGTACCTCCATTATTACGCCAACCATTCGTATTTAATAAAGCCTTTCCATTTGGTATTAAATTATATCCGCCACTGCTTTTAAATGTCGCTCTCCACTCACTATCCGTAAGTACAACCGAACCTTTAGTCGCAAAAGTATTATTAGCATTACCAGTTGTAATGTAAGTATTAGATACTTCTTGCTTGATACTATTTGCACTTTGATTAATAGCACTAGTCATTGCACTAGTATTTGAATAAGCATTTAATTTACCATCTGTACTAGCATTAGCACTATTAATAGCATCTGTTTTAGCTGTGGTAATAGTAGCTTGTACGGTAGAAATTATTGCACTATCTGTTATTTTAAGTTCCGCCGCTTTAAGTCTAGTATCTTGAGCTATAACTTTATTATCTATTGAGGTAGACTTCTTTTCTTCTGCACTAACTCTACTTGTAATTCCATTTAATTCTATTGCCACATCTGCTAATTTATTATTTGTAATTGATATAGTTTTTTCAGTAGAATCCTTTAAATTACGCACGCTACCACTTATAGACTCAACGCCATCTTGAGCATTTTTAGCAGCAGTTGCCGCTTTCTGTGCTGCTGTTGTTGCAGTACCTGCATTAGTTAAAGCACTATTAGCAGTTTTAGTTGTAGCAGTAACTGTACTATCTACACTAGATACGGCTAACTTAATAGCATTTGTTTCTAGTAATATTTCTGCTTTAGCTTGGTTAATATTAGTTGTATTTATAGTAATAGTATCTGCAATTTGCTGGTCTACGTCTTCTGGAGCTGATACATAGCTTGTAGCTTTATTTCCTTCTTCTAATTTAATATTAGTAAACCAAAGCGTATTCCCAGTTGGCCCATTCGCTTTATTATTATCTATTCTTATATATCCGTCATAAACATCTATTGGGATTTTCATTGTTGCGGTAAGAGTAATCCATTCCCCTTTTATACTTTTGTACATATTTATAAATTGAGGTGCATAATCCCAATCTTTAATTGAATCTTTCTTTCTCATAAGGAAAAATACATCTATACTATCCACATTGGTTTCCAAAAATACTTTTATAGAAAAAGTGTATTCCTTACCCCCTTCTAATTTGCATCTTTGCGTACTAGCATACTTTTCTGATGTTGAGCTTGTGTTAGTTATAATGAAGGTATTCTCGTCTAGCAGAATACTATTGCGAATTATAGCTCCACTCCAGCTATTTGTGGTTACAGGTTTACTAGAGTTCCTTATTAAATTCCTACCCCCAACAACTATATTAGTAATAGCTGTATCTATGTTTGTTTGACATACCTTCAATGATATTGTAGTTTTTAACTGTAAAATCTCATTATTGGCAGTACTTACAGATTTATTAATGCCATCTATACTAGTTTCAGAACTTCCAACTCTAGTTGTTATACCATCTAGGCTCTTATTAACTTCCACAACATCTGTGGTAACTTTTTTAATATCTCCTGTATGGGCATCTAGTAAAGTTGTATGTTTCCCTATCGTTTCAACACTACTATTTACTGTAGCAACTGTTTTACTATATTCATCCTTTAATTTTGTTGTAACTCCATCTTTAACTATACTTGTGTCGGATATTAAAGTATCTATTTTACCTTGCTGAACTCCAATTGATGTAGTATGAGATTCTGTTAAATTCTTTGTTCCATCTGCTTGGCTTTTCAAACCATTAAAAGCTAAATCCAAAGTTTGGTTTTGGTTATCTAATTTAATTTTAGTTGCCTTAAGTGTAGTTGTATTAGTGTCCTTATTAAATCCTTCTGCAAAACTACTATAATCTAATTGCTTCTCTCCTATAGCATCCGCTCCAATCATTTCCTTTACTATTAAATCATTTGCAATGGCATCTTTTTTTATGCCTGTATGGTCTATTAATGCTGTTACTCCATCTTCTCCACGTAAAATAAAGTTAAAATTTCCTTGAGTATCTTTACCCATTTGAATTCTAACTTTGCCATTTTTATCTTTAAATTGTTGAGTAGCTCCTACAATTTCTATTCCACCATCTGCACTTTTAATTGTAAATTTATTAGTGTTTATTATACCAGCATTAATTTTAGATACATCTACGGTATCTATCATTGCATTTTTAATAAATCCATTTGCAACTGTTACTTTATCACTTGTTAAATTTAAAGATTGGATATTTGTAGATGTTAAATTACCTGCTAGTAATGTTTGAATATTTCCTGTATCTGCTTCTAATACATTCACTCTTGCATTAGTTGCCTTTAGATCTAGTATATTAGCCTTATCTGCTTTTAAATCAGTTATGCTAGCATTAATTGCTTTTAAATCAGTTATATTGGCTTTCGTTACATTAAGAATCCCTATATTAGCTATCACAGCATTAAGAGAGCCTATATCTGCTTTATCTGCATATAGATGTTCTATTTTAGCATTAACTGCCGTTAAGTCAGTTATTCTTACTACATTAGCTTCTAAGTCATATATCTTTTTTGAACTAATACCATTTATAGCATTGCCATCTATTGTTCCATCATCTACTGTAATATTATTTACAGTATTCGAGGTATCTTGAAATTCTTTCTGTAGATCTTCAAATTTCAAGGTTGTATTTGCAATTTCGCAAGTATTCCTTTCTGGCTCTTCTGGATACTCTACAATTTTAACTATTCTTTGTTTTTCTTTAATTTCTTTATCTTTAGATATTAAAGTAATGGTATCTCCTAGCTTATAGTTTAGAATATCTTTGTATTCAATATTCATACTTGCTAAATCTATAACATTAGCACTATATGCCCTGTAGGGTTTACTTAGTTCATTTAGCTTAGCCATAGCATCTTCTGTAAGCGCATTTATATCTGTATATCTATCATCTACCCAAATAAAAGTTTTCTTCTTAGAGCTATACTGATAATTCTCTAAAGTAACTCTTAAATCATCTTTTCCAATTGCAATAATTCTAGTATAAAAATCATAACTATTACTCTGTACATCAAGATCCTTTAGATTCAAAGATTCAATAAAATAAGTTCCTTTATCAGTACCACACCTTTCAAAGATATTAATTTTCTTATTTAAAGTATCAAATTCTATCTCTGCCCTATAATTCTTTTTAGCTTCCTGTATGATTTCCCAAGTACTACTATTAGTCTTTCTTACAGTTCTTCGCCTAGTTACATTACACGTCCCTACAATCCACCCAGTACCTGCTAATGCCAATGTAAGAGATTCATTTATAGTCTTATTAGTTGTATCGAAGTGCTCAAATACATTGCCTTCTAAATCTTCTACATTTAAATCTGCCTTTATGGTTTTCCATTCTCCAGCGGTACCTAGTTCTTTAATTACAAATTCATCCGTCTTGGTCCTTATATACCCTTCTGCCACAATTTCATTAGACATTTTTAAAGGGTATAAAAAAGAGAGCTTCTTATCTCCATTCGATAAGTTGCTCTCTATACAATAATCTTTGTAGTTTTTTAATCCTGCTATTTTAACTTTATTTAAATCATATAATTGAAGCATAGCCACACCTCCCTCCTTAAAAATTTGTGGCCATAACTATTCTTCTATCATATAATCTATTAGCATTAATTCGCCTGGTGATATAGCATAATTTCCATTTAAAAGCTCATTAATATTGAATTTGTGAATGTCTATTTCATTTTCTATTTCACCTAACTCCTTAATGTCCTTGCTCCACTCATCTAAAGATTCTTTTTGAATTGTAATTTCGTTATTCTCTCCTACTTCAGTTTTGCCCGCTGCATCTTTTACGCTGTACTTATCAATTAGCTTTTGCTTTTCACCATTATAAATCTTTAAAACCGATTGGATCTTGGCAACATTTTTGGCTATAGCATAACTAACTTTCACCGGTAAATTCTTCTGTGTAATTTGGCTTAATCCATTTGCATCATTTAATAATCTTTCATTAGTTAATTTCATTTTTTATTCCTCCTTTAGTTACCGCTGCTGCTTCTTCCATTTCTTTAGAAATCTGATCTTCTACTTCATATACTTCAGTATCGAATGCATCCATGTCTTTTCTACACTCCACTTTATTAGCTTTATAAAGTTCTTGATTGCTAATAGATTTATTTATATTCGCATTGCTATTCCCATCTGTTGAAATAGCAGCACTCATATATACTACTTGCACCCCTCCTATTTCTGATACTCCATTTAAAGTTATGTTTTTATTAATTTTTAACATTTTACATCATCCTTCCTTTTATATTAATTTATTATTTTTTAAAGTTTCAATATTAGCTTTTCTTAAAAGTGTTTCATCAACTTTCATCTTACAATCACTTATAGCAAGCGAATCATTTTTAAAAGAATCACATTGCAAGTAGCCTACAGTAGCCTTGCAACACTCCACATTACATATAGTACCCGTAATGTTTAACTCTCCACCTATTATTTCAATACCATCTTTTAATATCTTAGTGGCTTTTGGGTCAGTTATTGAATTTACTACCTTTATTATTTCATCAATTTTATCAGCCATAACTATACATTCTTCAGTAATACTCTTTGTTTTGTTAAAATCTAATTCTTTTATCATTAATAATTCCTCCTAAATTAAAAGAGACTCTCTTTCGAAAGTCTCTTTTGGTTTAAAGTTATTTGTAGGTTTTTATCATTAACACTTATATCTATATCAATGTTATCAAGGTTAATTATATAAGTCTCTTTAACTGTAATATCAGTTTTCAAAACAATTTTACCTGAATCAAAAATTTAAATCATCTCCTTATTACTTCAAAAAATTTATTCTTATTTATTGTTCTAGATTTTTCAGATGCTATATCTATACATTCTTTCATTGTTATTTTTATATCGTCTACTCCAAAACTTGTATTCCTACACAGCAGTTTATAAAATAACAAATCCTCTATACCATCTGGATTCATCATACAATAACTTAAGGTGTCTCCCTCCGGTATATGCTCTTCGGTTGTAAAATAAGATTTAATATATATTTTATTAAAATCATAATCTATTGACTTTATTGTTTTGAATTTAATTTGTCCTTTATTAATCCCTCCGATTACTATTTGCATTTTAATTTTTATCCCTTTACTTATATAATTTCCAAAAACATTCCCAGCCTTTTGATTTAGTAAATTGAATAATTTATCTAGATCTTTTTCGTTTTTATAGTACATCTTTAAATAATCTACAACTTCCACGCAAGGTTCTTTACTCCCACCATATCCGATGCAGATCGTTTCATTTAATCTTAAAAGTTTTTTATAATTATCATCTAAGATATGAAATTCATTATCGTTCCCTCGGCTAACCCTACCATCACTCATCATTATAATATAGTCTTCCATAGCTGCTATTAATATTAGACTCATATTCCATCATCTCCTTTTGTCATTATTCGACATAAAAGGATAATGTCCTTTAATTAGATAAATCGTGGTTTATATTTTATTTTTATATCGCAATTATTTCTGCTAAATTTTAGACTATTTGTGCCTGGTTGCAAACTTGGAAAATCCCACATGTCTGTATCTCCATATTTATTTACTCCATCCACTGTAACTTTTTGGAGTTCTCCATCTAAAATAACTGTTTTACTACCTTTTAAATTTCTAATTATTATAGGATCATCAGCCAAGCCTTCCAAAATGCTATCAATAATATCTATAGTTGGAGTAATTTCTACTATACAAGGTGTTTCTAAGTTCCCTGCCACATTGATAGTTTTAGAAGTTATTCTGTTCATTACTTCTGTTATTTCAGGTTTATATTTATAATCTGATAAAAACATAACTTCTATACTTTCTGTTTCTAAATTACCCCTTATATCTATTCCTATATATTCATTGGATTTAGATTGCATTGTACAGTTATAATAAAATTCTATATCATCAAATTTTATTATACATTCCTCCATTTTTTTTAAGAAATGGCTAGTTTGTTCTTCTAATTCTTGTCTATTATTAGCTTTCAATACAAAACTGCATCTAATACTAGTGTATTTATTTTCTTTACTTAAGATCAGAGGTTTATATGCATTTTTAAGCCATTCTTTATTAGAAGTAAATTCAGCAGTACTTATATTCTTATCTAAGAGCTCTGCACCAAAGTTTTTTATATCTATATTACTTATTAGCATATAATCATCTCCTTCCTCTAGTATTCAAAGCCATTCTATTACTTGTTCTAGGTACTATTATTCTATCAATCTCCTCTCCAGCTATGGAAATTGGTATTATAATATCACCACCACTAGATGTATTCATATTGCCTACAACACTTCGAGCAACTTCTGTCGCTACTTGTCTAGCACTTTCCATAACCATAGCTTCACTGGCATCATGGTTCCATATCTTGGACCCTTTTCCGAGGTTATAAAGCTCATAACCACGCTCATGCATAGTTGTTAAACCACCTGAAAAATTATCTGTCCCAGTCCAGTTTTCTTGCACTCCCCCACCACTAATACCTACGGATAAAGGACTACCACCTATTGCCCATTTAGCAATCGACCACGCAGCTGTAAGCCACCCAAATGGATTGGATGTCTCTTTTACTTCCACCTCAACTCCATTTCTTAAAATACTATCTTTAACGCCATCATAATTACCTTCAATTGTATTAAATGCACTCGCTATTTTTGGATGATCTATTCTCTCTTCTGCTGTAATTGGCTTTCCTATAATGCTTTTAGTTGTAGCATCCCAAACGCCTTCTATCATCCCTGTTTTTTCATCTACAGACACAAAAGTTTCATGCATTTTTCCATCTGTTGTATTTTTTACATTGTACCATCCTGTTGTAGTAATTCCCAACAAACCTTCCATTCGTGAGCCATACTCTAGTAATTGTTCTCGCTTAGCCTTTTCAGCCTTTGTAAGCATTTCACCATTGTGCAAATCCATACTAGTTCCTATTTGTGAGTTGCCCTCTGCTGCAATCTTTAAATATCCAGCATATTTCTCATTTTCTTTTTGTATAGAGTCATCTCTTTGTTTCTCAAGTTTTGCAATACTACCCTTTATATAAGTTGTCTCAATTTCATTCTTTCCCTCTAAACTAAGTCTCATAGCTTCTATCATAGTGTTATAGTCTAAAGTTTCTTTTGCTACATTTTCATCTCTCATTTTAGCTTTTTCAACCATTATTTCAGAAAGTGCGGTCACATCCAAACCTTTTATCCTTGTATTAAAATCTGCCCTACTTGCTAAATCTTCTTCTTCATTTTTAACAGTTGCTTGTCTTCCAATTTCTCCTATAGCATCCAACTCTTCATCTATAAGTTTTCTAGTTGCTATCTTTGCATCTCCACTTTCTTTCTCCATTTTAATGCTTAATTCTTTAAATTTAACATTATGTTCTTCTAGCTTTATTAATTTATTTTTATTTCCATTATCCATAGCCGCTAATGTTTTTTGCTCTTCTTCATCTATTATTCCATCACTGTTAAATAACTCTTTTAATTTTGTTTGAACTTCGGGTGTTTTCTCTTCTATATTTTTCTTTACACCCTCTATAAGTTCCGACGCCTGCTGTTGTACTTGAATACCATCTGCTGTAGAAATAAAGTTTTCTATTCCGCTTCCATTTGCTATTTCTAATTTCAAAGTTCCTATTTTTTCAGTAATATCCGTTAGAGCTGCTTGGGTTTCTGGACTAATATTCTTATTCCATTCCCCATACTTTATGCCCATTGCGCTCATTTCTTCTTTGGTATTAAGAGTGACCCCTCCAAGAGTAGCCATTACACGCTCCATACCGCTTAGTTCCTCCGATGCTACATTACAAGACTTAGATAGCATTTCATTATTTTCCTGTGTTGCATAAATTGCTCCACCTACCGCCGCTACTGCTAAAGTTAGTGGCAATGCTACTGCACCTAATCCAGCCATCGATCCTGTAGTTATTGTTGTAGCAGTTCCTAACCCTTTAACAGCTCCCGCCGCTACTGGTACTGCTTTAAATAATCCGAAAAATGTTCCAACCTTTTTACCTGTTTTAAGTAAATCTCCTGTGACTTTAAAAGTTCCGCCTATAGCACTTGTTAATGGTCCCAATGCAGCTGTAGCTAATCCAGCTTTAACTATCCATTCTTGAGTACTGGGTGTTAAATTACTAAAGCCTTCTGCTAAATCTCCTAAAAACTTAACACCTTTTTCAGCTAGAGGCATTAGTTTGTTTCCCATCTCTATACCCGCTATTTTAAGTTTGTTTAGCTGAATAGCAAATTTTTCAGTTGAAGTGTTAGACATTTTCTTATAAGCATCCTCAAGTGCCTCTGTATTTTCGGTCATTTGTTTCATAGAATCATCATAAATTTTCATTCCTTGATCCGATGTTAACATCAATATTGAGTTAAGCCCTTCTACTGAACCAAACATAGTAGCCATAGCCCCAATTGGAGAGTCCGCAGCTTGTGCTAATAATTCTAATTCTTTATTTAAACTTTTATTCTCTTTTTGAAGATTTTTATACTCTGCTGATGTCTTTTTACCAGTCTTTTCAAGTTCAAGCATTTTCATTGCATTATTACCAAATGTGACTGATAATTTATCAAATTCAGGACTAGCTTTCTGCAACCCTGTTTTTAAATCTCCTAAGAAGCCAATCCACCCTTTACTTTGTAGAGAACTCACACTAAAATCTATTCCTAGAGTTTGTGCTGCTTCTCCTGCTTCTTTTGTTGGTTTAATTATGTTAGACATTGCTGCTTTTAAAGCCGTTACTGATTCTGATGTTGCTAACCCTTGTGATGTTGTACTTGCTAATGAACTGAATAATTCATTAGTTGTAATTCCAAGTGCTGCAGATACTGGTGTAACCTTACCTACCGCACTCGCTAACTCTCCGAAAGTTGTTTTACCCAAGTTTTGTGTAATTAACATCTGGTTCGCTATATCATTAGCTTTATCTGCAGTAAGCCCATAGGAATTCAAAACACTAGTAAGTCCGTCTACTGCAGTTGTTGTATCAGTAAACCCACCCTTTGCTGCTTTAACTGCAACATCAAGAAAATCAATACTTTTAGAAGTATCAACACCTGCTGAAAGTGTTTCATATAGAGCTTCATTTAAATCATTAGTACTTACTCCTGTTGTTGTTGACAGATTTTTTACACCCTCACTTATTTGATCCATGGATAATTTAGTTGTATCTGCTATTGTACTTATTTTAGAAGTTCCATGTTCAAAATCTCCGAATAACTTAGTTGCCACAGTTCCCATACCAACAAGGGGCAAAGTAACTCCCATAGTAAGCTTACTTCCTAAATTAGTTAAAGAATTTCCTATTTTATCAAATGCTCTATACTTATCATCTATTTTAGAAAATTCTTTACCTAAGATGTCTAACTTGCCCGCTAAAGTAGTAGTTTCTTTAGTTACAACCTTAAGATCTTTTCCTAACTCAACGTGAGCAATTTTCAAATCTAATACTTTAGATTTATATTCCTCAGCTTGTTTTGAATTTTTACCATATTCTTTTTCAACTGCTTTTAAAAGAGATTCATGTTTTTTAATAGTTCCTTCTAATAGATTCAATTCTTCTTTGAGTGCATCTACCTTCTTAGAATTATCAAAAATACCTTTACCCGTTTTGTCTTGAGTTAAATTAAATAATTTATAACCCTTTTCTATATTACTCATTTGAATGCTTGTTTTTTTATAACTCTCATCAAGCCTTTCCATATTCTCCGCTACATTATACGTAGTCTTAGAGGTTTTTTCTAACTCTTTCGAGAGTTCTGAATGCTTAATTTTCAAATCCAATACATGAGATTTAAAGTTTTCATATTCTTTTGAATTTTTACCACATTGCTTTTCAATGTCAGCTAGTGTTTTTTCAGATTTATTAATTTCTACATCAAGCAATTTCATACTAGATTTATAAGCATCAATCTTCTTACTATTATTTTCTAAACTTTTACCACTCGAATTATTTGCATTTTCCCAAATCTTATAACTCTTTTCTATATTAGATACTGCAGTATAAACTGATTTATCCATTATAGAACTTGATTTTTCTGCACTGGTTTGCATTTTATAAAAACCGGCTAAAGCTTTTGTTACAGATCCTTCAAATTTATCTAATCTCAAATCTAAGCTTGAATGAATACTTCCTAAATCTACACCTATTTCACTCACCTCCCTGTTTTTAGGTATAAAAAAAGAACCGCAAATGCGATTCCTTAATATTTATTTCTTACCTACCAACATATTTAATCCCGGATTATACCCTTTAGAATTATTTTTAGTTTCTTTTCTCTTAAATCGAGGTTTCTTTCCTTTTTCAACACGAATAATAAACTCAGCAATAGCTTCATCTAAGCAATAAGCTATATAATCATCCTTTATTCTCATTATTTGGCTTGGTGTCTTTTGATACATCTTTACCATGTTCACTAGTCCCAATACTTTTGGACTTGCTACGAAAGGGTTCTATAGCGCTAACACCTTTTAACGCAAAATTATATATCACCATTTTTTGCGCATCTGTAAGCCCTATTGCTTCATTCACCTCTGCAAATGTAGGTTCTACCATAGTAACCTCTGCAAATAGTTCCGATAACTCATTTAAAGTCTTTAAACCGTCATCACTATCTGGCTGAGGACCTTTCCCTTGAAACAATTCTACGACATTACCTATAAGTGGATTAGGTATTTTTCCTTTAGCTGCCAAATCCAATAAATTAACTCTCTGTAACTTACATGTAAATACATCGTCAATATCCCATCCTGGCAAATCCACCTCTATATATTTTCTAGCTTTTAATTCCTCTATATTTGTAATTTGCATATTGTTTCCTCCTTAAAATAAATTAAGAGAGCCTTTTAAGCTCTCCTTATGCTGGCAATGTATCTACATAGTCAAAACTATATGCCGATTTCTTCAACTTAGTATTTTCAGTCGCTGTAATTTCAAATTCTGGTGCAAAGAAATCTTTCTTAAAATCTAATTTAATTGGCTTTCCTTTACACTTCCAGAAAGAAAATTTAACATAGTTAACAACTGCTTCACCTTCATAATTTTCAACATAAGCAGTAAGCCTAAATGATTTTTTATTTTTCGAACCTTCAGCCATAGTAGGTGCGTCATAACCAACTATTTTTAATTTATCTGTTGCATCAAATCTTATAGTACCACCTTGTATTATTGGTAGTGCTGCAACAGGAAATTTAACCGATGTTAATTTCAGCTTCATAGATTCTAACAAATCCTCTTCTTTTGTTTGTGCTAATATTCTTGTAGCATCCCTTAATACTTGCTTCTTACCTTCATTTATTTCAGGATCAAGACCTATCTCACTATCACAGCTCAATATAAACTTTTGGCCTGCCACCTTAATATCGCCTGTTAATATATCCAATTCCTCTATTTCAACCCTTTTTACATTATAAAGAATATCTCCATCTAATTGAGCATAACTTGTTTCCATCTACATTACCTCCTTAGGTATTTTATATTTTATTCTTCTAAAATAAGCTTTCTTTTCATCATCTATTAACTCTGGAGTAATATCACCTGTTGGTTCTAAATTCTTTCTAAGAGCCGGCTGGATAATCTTTAGCATATCATCTAACAAAGTTATATCTGATAAAGGAACATATAAAAAAACATGAACAAACTGCCAACCACATTGACTGTTATTCATGCTCTGCATTTGATTATCAAATTTTAGAACTATATAAGACTCTGTACATTCTCCTTGGTGTTCACCTATTGCATAACAAGGATATAAAGAATCTATTAAATCAAATATTTCTTTTCTTGCCATTATATCACCTTCGCTGATTCTACTATCTTTTTCCACCCTTTCATAAACTGAGGCGTAAACTCCTGTATAGCTTTTTCAAGGATTGCGTATTTACTCTCATTGCAAAGTTCTAAATACACTCCATAATCTACCTGGTGACTAAGTGCCACCATTAATGTATTTGAATTAGTCCATTTAACAGTAGATTTAAGAAATATTCTTGCATGAGCTGTCCTATCAGTCCAAACAATATTTTCTTTAGCCCACTTTTCCATTTCTGTTGCAATATTTTGAGCATCCATTGCTAATGCGGCTTTAAGTCTCGGTGTAAATTCCTTTAATCTTTTCATAGCTTCATCTAGTCCATGCATTTCCATTTTACAACCATCACTCATTTAATCACCTCTAAGTCAGCATTATAAACATCTTTTATAACCATTCCAGGATAAGTTACTCTGTATTTAGGACCATTAACTTCAAAAAAATCCCCTTCTTTTATTTCTATACCATCTACTACTGCTAGCATAGAAATTCCTCTAGTCCTTTTAAAGCTACCAGCTTCTTTTGTAGTTTCAGAAATTAAATTGTGTTTACTATCATCTAAAAATACATCTAATTCCCCAACTACCGCTGGTTTTTCTGAGCCCCCTCTCATACCATTACTTATTTTTTCATTTCTCATAAGCTTAATATGAATAGGTTTAATATTTATTGCCTTTTTTACTTGTTGTTTAATTCTTATTTCATTTATCATTGTCCATCAGCTCTTTTCATAGAGGTTTTATATCCAACTCCATTATTAATACTTGATAAACTTCTTTCATATTCTGCTTTATATTGATCAGCCATTCCTATCCAATATTCTCTATTACTTGCAGTTTTAATTGGACCCACATTAATACCGTCATCAGCAGTAGCTTTCAATGTACACCCCTTAAAGCTTGCTTTTAATACATTGTTATCATTAGTTTCTAGTAGCATTTGCAGTTCCTCTTCATTAAAATAAGGATACTGTCTTTCTTGAAGATTAAATTTTAATAACGCTATAGGTGCTGTCATAACTATTCACCTTCTCTAGGTACTTCCATCGCTTCAACATAACCTTTTTCAACCAGTTCTTTTTTATCTTCTTCTCTTACATCAAATTCCTCACCAGGCTTATGATTTTCTGTATCATATTTTAAATAAACCAAAGCCTTAACTTTTGTTAAAATTTCTTCTTCTTTTTTATCAGCTATTGCCATATAAATCAATTCCTTTCATATTTAAATTAAAAAGAGAAGGTATTAAATCCTCTCATATTATCCTACTACAGCAAAAAAACACTCATCTGCTCTTTCAAAACTTGGCATCCCTAATTGAGATACCTTTGTTTGAACTGTTACTGGATCCTCTTTCTTCATTGTCATAACAGCTATTCCAATTCTAACTACTTCACAGTTTGTTCCTGCTCCAAACATCTTATCTGCTTCTTCAGGTGTTGTTCCATAATAAGTTTTACCAAGGTTTCCATCTGGTAATAAAGTAACTTTATTATCTTGGAAATAAGGAGCTTCTGTTCCATCTTCTAGTTTGTATGATCCACTTACTATAGCTACAGATAAACCAACCTTATTCTTTAGGTAGCTCTTTATCATTTCATCAGTCATTATTACTCTTCCATCTTTATCTATATCAAGCTTAATAGCTTTATTAAGTCCAATATATCCAAATGTTTTAGAAGACAATACCATTCTAGTAGGAACTGAGTAACCTTCGTCTCTTAGTGCTCTCTTCCATCTTTCAATGTCACCTATAATATCAGCTGTTGAATCACTCCACTTAGCTGTTCCTACAAGTACTTCCTTATGGTTAGCAGGTACTCCAAAATCAAATACAACATCACCATCTTCTGAAACTATATTGATAGTACCATCAGTTACAAGTTGCATTCTCATTCTTTCCATTTGCATATCGCCGCCATCTACAAGCGCCAAGTAGTTATCGTATATTTTTGATACTATCATATCAATAATAGATTTATTTTGTGCTTGCATAGCTAATAATAGTTGTTGTCTATCTGCTTCATTGATAAGTACAGATTCTTTAAAGAATGGCATTTGTTTAGTAATCTCATCAACTTGTGCCTTTAATGCTCTAATTTTAACAGCAACATCAAAAGTACTTTGTTTAAGTACTACTGGTTTTTGTTTAGCTCCTTTAATATATTTTAACTCCATACCTAATTGCTTAGTTCTTGGGAATAAGCTTTCACCTATTAGCATTTGTGGTGGTAACTCCCTGATGTATGTTGCTATTTCCTTAACGTTTATAATATCTCTCCAATCCATAGTCCCTTTTCCTCCTCTTTATTATAGAAATTTAATCATGTTTAATGCTGCTTTAGCTTCTGCTGTTACTACCTCTGGCAATACTGAAGCTTTTATAAATCCAAATATAGTTACTGGAATATTCTCAGTTCCGTTTGATAACGTAAAGTCCACATCTCTATAGACTACACCAAATGCAGTAGCATCATTAGCTTTTCTACCATCCTTATTAACAATAGTTCCAGCTTTTAATATTCTTTTACCTTCTGCCTCTGCAACATCTGTCTTTTTAACCTTTACTAAAGTATTTTGAAATAGATCCCCTGCAAATTGCAGTATAGTTTTATTTTCACCCATGTAACTTTGTTTAGTTTCTATCATTTATTTTTCCTCCTACTTAAAAAAATTATTTTGTGAATCTGTTGCCTTTACGGCTTCTGTCTTCTCTTTAGCAAGCCTTGAACCTAACCCGCCTTCTTGTCCATCTTTTCCAAATGAACCTGCTACACCACCTCCTAAACTGCCTGTTCCTCCTGGAGTTTCCTCAGCAAATAAATAAGAATCAGATTCTTTTAATGCTTTCATCTGATCTTCTAATCCTAAGAAGTTTTCTCCATCAAGTTTTACTTTTTCCATGTCTAAAAGTGCTTTAATAGCTTTCGGATTCTTAGTTTTATAACCCCCTAAAGCCTTTTCGAACTTACTATCAAATCCAATCTGAGTTAATCTTGCTTCATAATCTTCACTTGCCTTTTGATTTGCATTTTTAAGAGTTTCTATCTCTGCACTAAGCTCTCCGTTATCCTTAACCTTGCCTTGTAAATCTAATAGATCTTTATCTCTCTTTGCTATATCCTTCTTGTATTGCTTAATTGTTTCATTAGCAGTATCTAGTCCCTTTTTTTCTACATAATTTGTACTATCTACTAAATCAATATCTTTATATTTCTTTTTTAAATCCTCTGGAACTTGATCGTATGATGCTCCTAATATTTCTTTTAAATTTGGCATAATTCTTACTCCTCCTTAATTTTAAGCAAAATAAAAAGACATATCTCTATGCCTTACCATTTATCCTATTCATTTCCTTATGAAGTTCTTTTTGAATATTATCTATTTTTTCATCTTGTAATATAGATTCAATATCATTTGTAATTGCAAACTTCTTTTTTATTTCAAATTGCATGGTTCTTTTTAAACTTCTACATTTAGTGTTCATAATACATACACTATATTTATTATTGCAATTAGGGCAATGATAATAAATTTCTGTAATCATTGCTCCTAAATATTTCTCTCGTAGCTTATCCTGTGTCATTTCGAATTCTTTTGTACAATCATTACATATTGTCTTCATATTTCCCTCCAAAATAAAAACACCTACTATTTTTACTTAGTAAGTGTTTGTTATATTTCTTCAATTATCACATTTTGATTTTCATATATGGCATATAATATTTTCCCATCTATATATGGTTGCAAATTATATTTAGGAACTTTTCCATTAATTATTACCTTGGTTATTTCTAATGATAAACTATTATATTCTTCTTCAAAATCGTCCCCTATCATATAGTCAGTTCCTAAAGCTTCAAACTCTCTACCATCAGTCAACTTAACCCTTATTTTTTTATCTTGATATTTACTTAAATTCATAATCCACACCCCTTTATGGCTTACTTGGTACTATATGTGTACCTTGCTTCTGCTTTTTATTAGAATAATTATAATGAATCATAAAATTAGAAGTATCGGAAGATTCGCCCTCACTATCTTTACATACACCTATTATCTTATCATTCTCTATAATTCTTTCTTTATTCTTCCATTCTCCATCAATGATAATCGGAATTCCTATTCCAGAGTATTCATTAATTAATTCTTGCGCTTCATCAATAGATATAGTTAAAAGGCTTCTGCCTTCAATATATTGATTAGTCCCTCTAATATGTTTATTTTGTGCCTGGACATTTATATCTAGTGGATATTTGCCCTTTTTAATATTTTCTTTAATAGATTCTTCTGTATCTATTATACCACTATTTTCCTCTTTTGATTCAAATAATTTATTACTAATTTTCGACTCATTTTTATCTATTCCAAATTCTTCACCATAATCATTTAACCATTTATCTAGTTTAGGATTATCTTCACCATTTACCCAATCTATAAGTTCATCTCTAGCTTTATCTGTATCCATAACCTCTTGAGTTAAATAGCATAAGCAGTTTGGATGTTGAATTGGTGTTTCCTTTACTTTAAATACTCTACCTGCATATTCATCACATATATCTATTTTTCCATGCATTCTTGTACTATGACTAGGACTTAAATTCCACTTAAGGCCTTCACAGAATGGATTCATTTTTGAACCTTGGATATATGTCTCAGTATTAGCATGAGTTAATGAGGTTCTAGCAAGCCGTTGTGCCTGGTATGCTATATTCTTACTCATTCCACTTTCAAGTGTCTTAGGAATCACTCTGCTCTTTGGGTTAATATAACTATCTAATTCATTAGCAAGATCCTTAGCATTTGTTCCTTTAGCTATATTAATTTTTATTAGTCTATCTATATCCTTAGAATTTTTAGATGTTATATCCCATAATCTTTTATCTAATGTTTTACCATCACTATAATAATTAGTTCCTATCAATTGTTTGGTTATTCTATCCGGTAATAAAGCAAACATTTTATTGAATTTACTATTTATATCTTGAGTTGGAGCTATTATATTAAAATACTCAGCTTGAGTTGTACTTACTATTTGTGAACTCGCTAGCATGCCATCTGTAATAGACTTACTTAAATTAGTTCTAAGCTCTAATGTATATCTATAAATAGATATATTTAGTTCACTTAGATACCGCTGTGTAAGTCCACCTGATTTAGCTTTAGATAACTTCCTAGATATTTGTTTACTAGCCTCTTCATAAATATTTAGAAGTTCTTCCTCTTGTTGCTGCATAAGCTTTGAAAAATCTTTTCTACCTTTTAAAATTCTCTTTTGGTATTCATTCACTATGAATCACCACCGGTATCTTTACCTTTATTTAGTTCACTATCTATACCTTTTTGGAACTGATCCTGTTCTGCTGAATTAATAGTTGTTATATCTTCTATAACCTCATTAAATTGTTCTTCATAATTTTCATCGTCAGTAAAGTCCTTAATATAGCTTCTATGGCTTCTGACATTATTCTGAACTTCCTCTATGGCTGATTTCTTTTTACTATCTATATCTTCTGGAATAGGATAATTCTTATTTATAACAATTGAATGATTTAAATTACTCCACTCTTTTTTCCAATCTGAGTAACATTTGAACTTTCCACATGCTTCAACTATTAATCTAAGCATAGATCTTATAGGTGGTTCCCAATCATTCCACTTTTCATCACTCCGACCTACTAATTCTATATATAAATATCCTAACGCCTTTCCACTTGGAACATTTGCTATTTGTTCTGGTCTAGGTATGCTTAATTTTTCATACATAGAATTTTCTAATCTAGTTAAATACTTGTCTACAGGCTCAGAATTTGAGAAAGAACTCTCTAATCTGATTGCTTGTGCCTTTTTCCCCTCATCATCTATACTAACTAATGCTATAACACTATTCGGGGCTATCTTAGCACTATTAACTCCCTCTTTTTCCGCATCTATAAATACAGTTTGACCAAACATTAAGAATCTTAAAGAATCATTAAAATCACTTAATCTCCTATTGTAACTATCTTGGAGTGGCTTCATATCTTTTATATCTGTTACTCCAAAAGGATTAGTTATACTCTGTTCATTAGTAATAATCCAACATGGTATTTTGCTAAGTCCAGTATCCTTATCCTCTATATCTATAGGAATATCAAGCTCATTTGCTTTGAATGTTTCTTTCTTTAAATAGCAGCTTAATTCCTCGCTACCCTCTTCATTACCCATATAATAAGTGTACCTATACCATAATTGTTCTGTCTCTTCTTTATTAGCTGTAGCAGCATCTTGTCTTATTAAAGTCACAGATTTAAGTTTGGTTATATCATTTATATCCATCACATAGTTAAAGTCATTTATGTCATGGTAATAAATCCTTATAGGCTGTCCTGGATTAGCTTCTATTCTTAACATAACTCTCTTAGTTACCGTAGCTAGTCTAAATGCCTTAAGTGTATTACTCCAGAACTTACTGGCATTAAGTATAGCATCTACATATTGTCTTAATTCTTCACACGTTTCTTTATCATTATTATCAAAAGGTTTGAATAGAATATCAGGCTCTTTACCAAACATAAACCTTGCTTGTTTATTAATAAGTGGCTTGATTTTGTTATCTATTATTTGGCTTGGCATATAATCTAAATCATCTAATGTTATCCAACTCTGGCCAAGTAGTGCATTATCTGAAATAGAGGCTTCTTTATTTTCTGTTTCTCCTAGATAGAAGAAATAATCTTTTCTAGCTTTTTCTCTTTCCTTCTTTTCTTTATCACTTAGTTTAAGCAATGTTTCTTTTATAGTCATTAGAACACTGAACCTCCTTTCTTATAAGATACCGGTTGTTTACCACTAAGTCCCATACCTTTCTTGTAAATCTCCTCGTCATATACAACATTGATTCCTTTGAATAATATTGTATTTACAAAATATCTTACAGCATCCATACAATGATCATTTTCCTTTATGGGTTTGTCTTCACCTCTTATAACTGCTTTTTCATCCCAAATATAAGAGAAAAACTCTCTGAAACAATTCACACAACAATCGTTAAAAATTATTAATGATTTTGTTAGAGCTGTTCCAACATTTCTTATACCATCTAACACATCATTATTAGCTTTTTTAACATTATATTTACCTTTCTTTTTAATGGTAGCAATAAATGATGCAGCTGATGGATCTATTATTATAGCCTTAGGAATTATATCTCCTAAAAACTTCTCTAAATCTTCATAATACTCCTCATCAGTCTTTTGCTTATTCTCTTCTCTTCCACTATAGCAATATTCTTTAACTGCATACCATATGCCTTTATACTTACCCCATAATATAAATACAGTAGCATTTTGAGTTCCATAATCACAGCTAACATAGTATTCAGTGTATTTTCTATCTATAGTAGGTTTCTTGTGTACATCCTCATTAAACATATCAAAAATAATACCCTCTGCCATTACCCAAAGTCCTAATATATATCTTTTAAAGAAAACTCCTGAATACATTTTTCTATATCTTTCTTTTACTCTCTCAGATAAACTTAAATTATCTTCCATCGTAAAATGTAAGTACAAAATATTTTTTTCTTTTCTTTTATCAATCCATTCAAGCTTAAACCAATGATAAGGTCCATCCGGATTACAGTTAAACCAAAACTTAGAACCATCTACAGAACATCTACCAGTGGCTTGATTTACAAATGATTGAGGCATCAATGCCACTTCATCAAAGAAACAACCAGCTAAAGTTATACCTTGTATTAAATCTTGTGACCTTTCATCTTTACCACCAAATATATAAAAGTAATTAGATACTTTTCCTCTAGTAATAATTATAAGATTATCTGACCTTAGATCTTCTACTTTATATCCTCTTGACTTAAGCATTAGCTTTAACCAAAAGAGCACATTCCGTCTAAAACTTCCTATTGTTTTCCCACACATACCAAAGTTTTGGAACTCAAATGTTTCCATTGCCCAAATAACATACGAAAGTGACATTGATAAAGTCTTACCACTTCTTATACTTCCATCTGCTATTATTCCATCTTTTTCTTTTACAGGTGACGTTGGCATCCACCAAGTTAATACTTGAAGTTGCTTATTAGAAAACTTACTGAACTTAAATACTGCTTTCTTTATCTTATTAACTATCTTCTTCATTAGCCCACACCTCAGTTACTTTGTTTCCTAGTGCTGCTATAAATCCATCATCTTCAACTTCTTCTTCATCATCACTATTAATAATTTGTTTTAACTTAGCAATCTCCATCTCAGTTTTTTCATTTTGAAGTTTCTTGTATTCTAAATCTAGCTTAGTCTTTTCTTCATCGTTTAATAAATTAACATGTTTAGTTAAGAAATCCATAGCTTTCATTTTATCTAGTAATTTAAATTTAACTCCATCTTTTCCTTCAGATACTTCACTTATTAAAGTAGTATCTATCATAGAGCTTTCTTTTAAGTCAATATAATTAAATTCAACTTCTTTTTGTTCTAATGTTTCTGGGTCAATTACTGGTATGTTGTTACCTTTATCATCCCTGGCCCATACTCTCTTAGTTTTCTTCCCAAAAGTAATATACTCACCTATATCTGAAAATGCTATATCTATATATTTCTGCAATAAACTTCTTTTAATAAATTCCTTATTAAATTCTTTTGATATCAATAAATCAATTTGTTCTTTTATCTTAGTATTTCTAAGTGCTTTATTTCCATTTACCATAGCAGTCTCATAAGTACAAGTATATGCTTTCAGATAAGCCTTAGTTGCATTTAAACACTTAGCATATATAACGCAAAAAAGCTTTTGCTTATCATTAAGCTCTGTATTATCTAACACCTCTTTAACTTCATCTGAAATAGTAACTTTTTTCTTTTTAGTAACGTTCCCTTTCTTCTTATTCTCTTTTTCAATTGGTAACGTACCTTTTAGTTCCTGTTCCCATTTATCCTGTGACTTCCACTTTCTTATTTGAGTATCTAATACCCCTAACTCTTTAGCTATATCTAATAACTTAATATTACCTTTAGCTTTTAAGTATATTTCTCTAGCTTTCTCCCTTGCGGGACTTCTTGCTCTTGCCATCACCTCACCTCTTACTTTCTTTGTATTATCTTTAGTATCCTATAGTGTAATATCCATTCTTTGTAGACTTTATTTTTTCACCTTTAGATCTTAGTAACTTTGCTTCTAACTTACTTATCTTTCTCATATTTTTTACCTCACTTATATTATTTCAATTAATTTCTTTATTTCTTTGTACGCTTCTTTATAATTTGTTTCTTTATCTATAAGTTTAGGCAACTTCATAGCCATTACTCTTTCAAGTGCCATTATATCCATTAATGTTTTTTGATCTAAATCTTCTCTATTAGTTCCTTTAGGTATTCCTAATTTATCATTTACCAATTTAGTAAAATGCATATAATACATATTCGGTTTATTACTACCTTGATTTATAGCATAATGAACAAATTCTTGAACCTCATCTGTAAACTCTTTTCTTGTAGTTTTACTATCTTTTCTTGCTCCAAACCATTGCTCATATTTTTCTGTAGCTATATAGTATCCATGTATTCTTATTTGTTTCAATACTTTAGATACCCATTTAGTAAATAATTTAGCCTCTGGCTTATTGCTTCTAAATGAAATTTGATATACAGCCTCCTCAGTTAAAAACATTTCTCCAAAATTGTTTAACAGTTCTTTAAAATTTCGGCTGTATGTTTTATGGACACCTGAAATATCTTGTTCTTTGAATTTCATTTTAAATTCACTATCGATATTTGGTAAAACATTTCTTATATTTATTACTCCAAGTTCCTCTCCAATATCATTAGCACTAAACCAAATTTCATTGCCATCATTGCTCCATATCATCCTGATGTTCTTTTCTTGTAATAACTTAATCATACTACTACCACCTTTTATATATAAAAAAGACACCTAACATAAATTAGATGCCTTAATATTTCTTATTCTATTTTTGTTGGATTGCTCCATTTTTTCTCTTATAACTTCTAGCCTTCATTATTTCTTTTAGGCTATCACTTCTCTTTTCTTTATTTAATTCTTTATTACAGCAATAAGGACACACTACATACTTTCCTATATGTTTATGGTCTTCTAAATCCTCTGTTACTAATACAAATTCTTTTTTACACCTTTTACATTGATAGCTTGTATATATTTCTTGCATGCCCTCACCTCACTTAATAAAAAAGACACCTATTTACCCCAAACTTATCTTGGTGTAATAGATGTCTTTTCTTTATATTCTTTTAACAATATTATTATCTCATACTTTTTCGCTTATTTTGTCCGATATTTGTCCGATATTTGTCCAGTTTTTTTCTTTATTCACTACATTTTCACAAACATAAAAATATGTCATTATTCAGAGGTAATAATGAGATATTTTATCTGCTATTTATTTTTATTCAGTAATAATATCCTAAGATTATAAACATTTACTATTCTATTATCTCTCATATAAAATGTTCACTATTTATAATCTCTTATTATTTCTACTCTTTTTCCCTCATTAATGTATTTTTTTTCCATTAATATATCAAGTGTAAAATCCTGTATTGCCATTGTTTCAAGGTCTGTAAAAATTCTTGCTATTTTTATAGTTTCAACGTGAATTTCATTTTTCATTTTTTTTGATATACTTATATTATCACGAAATTCTAGAAAAGAAATTGCAATTGTCAACATGCATACATTTGTACCTACTCTGTCAACACTTGGTTCAATCATAAATAGAATTAATTGCCCCAAACAAGCAATACCCACCAGCGAATACATTAGGGCTTTCCATAAACAATTATAACATTCTGTCCATCTATCTTTCAATTTACGCTCTTCAATTAAATCATCCATTAATTCGTTTACTGTTTCATATCTTGATCTCATAATTTTTTTTATTCCATTTTCACAAAACCAACTTATTATTTGCCCCTGAAATAGGCTAAATCCAAATATAAACACATATACTAATATAAAATAGTTTGCTAAAACCATTTCTTTAATCTTATCTAAAAAATTATTCATACGTCCCTCCAACATTTTTAGTAATTTATGAATATTTTTACTTCTCATTATCTAACCATTATAAATTAATTATAACATATTTTTTAAATATCACATTATTCAATTTTCAAAGAAGATAATTTATTATCTATTTCATATTTTCTCCAAACTATCTCTAAAAAGGCATATCTCCATCATCTACAGGAGTCATATCCTCTTCAAAGTTAGTTCCACCAAAGTCATTTTGGTTACTGTTAGGTTTATCTGATTGGTTTTCCTTATTGCCCCCAATAAAATCAAATGATTCTATAACTACATCTGTTGTATATCTCTTTGTTCCGTCTTTAGCATCATAGCTCCCGGTTCTTATATTGCCTACAATTGCTATTGGTTTGCCCTTAATAAAATATTGTCCTACTATTTCTCCAGTCTTCCCAAATGCTATGCAATTAATAAAATCTGTTTCCTCTTTTTTATATTGTCTATTTACAGCTATACTGAATTTACATACTGCTGTTCCACTGTTAGCTGCAAAGTTTAACTCTGGATCTCTTGTTAGCCTTCCAATAAGCATTACTTTGTTCATAATCTATCAGTCCTTTCTTTTACTATTTTCAACTATAGTTGTTAGATCTTTGCCTTTCTTATTCAAGAACAATACATATGCTTCTAATATTTTAATAGGTATTCCAGGCATGAACACAACTTCATCAACTCCTATTTCGGTATAAAGTTCAATTAATTCTATAAGGTTTTCATACGCTTTTTCGAAAGTAGAATATCTTTCATAAACATGATAAGCTATCGTACTATTAAAGTTTTTATCCTCATTTTTGTAATAAAATCTTATTTCATACATCAAAATTCCTCTCTCTACTTTTCCATATAATTATTAATGTGTTTAATTACCATGTTGATACTACCATCACCATTCTTTTGTATTTCGAATCTTGTATTATCTTTGTATGCCTCTGAATTTATATAAAGATCTATATCCTTATCTATCTTTAATCTAACTCTTTTAAGTTTCTTTTCTACATAAGCCTTATCTATCTTTATTTCTTCCTCTAATCCATGACTTTTTATATAATTTGAGAAATCTTCTTTTACTTCTGGTTCAGACTTAAATAATTCATGTGCCAGTTCTTCTATATTTATATCATCTTTAGTCTCTAATTTTCCCTTTATTCTTGTCCTTATATTTTCTGCCTTAGCTGCATCTTCAACTATATTATTTCTTGTCCAATTCTCTGTAGCTGTCATAAATATTTTAGTTGCATCCCTAGGACTAGTTAATATAGAACATCCTAAAAAGTTGTTGTTAAAGTAATTAGCTCCATACTCTTCTTCTTTAGCCTTTATCTTATCTAATACCATTAAATCATACGCTTGTCCCTCTCTAATAGGTTTAATAAAGACTGCTTTCTGTATCTTTTGACCGTTACCAGGAAGACCTGCAGCTTGAGGTATTATTCCAATACCAATTTTATTATCAACAAAATCTACTTGGTGAGTAAAGTTTTTAACATAATCCATTTTTAATAAACCAACCATAGGGCCTTGATCCGTAACAATTGAAGCAACTATTAAATCACAAGATGGGATGCTAATGTTATTTTTCATTATTGCAAATAGTTGTCTTGATAGTTCCTTAGATATTCCTATAAAATCACTACTAGTCCCATTTAAATACTCTTGAACAACCTCTTTTACTATATTTCTTTCAGGATTAAATATTGCAAACCTTAACTCTTCATCTTTTAAACATTTTTCTATATGTCTATATAAGAAATTATACGTATCATCACTTAAATCAAGAGCATATTCATTTAGTATTGGTCCATCTCCATTTTGGTCCAACACATGAATTACCGCTTCTTGTATATTTATATCCGTTACATAATCTCCTGTATCTATAGCCATCTTTTGCTCTTTATATTTTACACCTCTGCAACTCTTAACCTTTGATTCTACTAACACATCTGTCACTCCTTCTCGATTCATTATATGACTTGCACTCATGATGATGAGTGCTCCTCCATTTCCTGTCTGCTTCCAACTTGCACCTCTTACAATAAGAGTGAAGCCTCTTCCCTTGTATCTTATAAAACTCTGTATCTTCTTTAGTAACATTACACATTAGACAAGTTTTCATTACTAACCCTCTATCCTTGAATTGTGAACTATAATTCAATTTGTTCTATATTTTTAATTGCATAGAAAGTAGGTTCATATTCATACTTTTTCATCCATTCAAACAACACTTCATTAAGCTTTTCTTCTAACTCTTGACTATGATTTTCAGTAACATCATATAAATAATCGTCTCCAACTTCGCAAATATCAGCTCTTGTATTTTCAGCTACATTTTCTAATATATTCTCAACATCTACGCCACTTGGGAAAACTTTTTCAATTTGACCTACTGAAAAATAGTCATTACGAAACTCTTCCTCTTGTCCTCTAATAGCTTCTTTTCGTCCCTCTGTTATAGCTTCCTCTTTTGTATTAAATTCCTCACCTTGCCACACTTCACTATCTGTAAGTGAATACATCCATTTATCCATAATAACGCCTCCTTAAATTTTACTGGTTCACACTCTATCTACATATGGCACCTTTCTTTATTCCTATCTATTTCTACTGTAATAGCTTTTAAAGCTCTTTGTTCTTCTTCTAATTCTTTTACTTCTGAATCTAAAGTATTGAAAACACCATCCCTATTAGCATTTATCCATTCTTCTTTTTCAACTACATTATCTCTTAATGCATGTTTTAAAATACATGCATTTTTGTAACTTATTCGAATTAAAATTTTACTCATTTTATTCACTCCTTATCAACCTTTTTAAACTCTATCACCCATACCCAAGGATTAGCCTCGAACCCATATTCTTTATATGCATCCTTTTTAACGGTAGTATTCCATAATATTTTGAAGGCTTCTAGCGGATTCCTAGGCATATCAAACCAATGAAACTGCTCTTCATTTACTGCGTATTTTATTACATTACCAGCTTTAGAATATTCTCTTATACCTTCTTTTAAACAATCGCTATCTTGTATTTCTTGTAACCTTTCTGCTCTTATACTTATTACTCTTAAAAATACCCTTGCGGCTTCTTTTGGCATATGAATACTTGGTCTCCATCTTTTTATATCAATGTCTACTATTGGATGTTTTTCTCCTAAATCATCAACTTTAAATATATATTTGCAATCTCCAATTTCAAGTTCTGAATCTTCTTTCAAGTCTTTTGAAGTATCACACCAAGTTTCTCTTACATAAAGAATATCCCCTACCTGGTAAGGTTTATTTATTTCTTCCATTGCAATTAAACTATGCCTAGTCCAGCCATTTTCTAATTTAACTGGTTCCGGAGCATCATTTTGCATATGAACTAATCTCTTTCCATACTTATTTTCAAAAAATCTAATATCTGCATTTGGGTATTTATTTTTTATTAATCTCCTTGTAACAATCTTTTTACCTTCTATAATTGCTTGTACCATTGCTGTATTAAATAATATTGGCTTTTCCAAACTAATCACTCCTTTCCTTGAATTGTGAACTATATCTCGTTGAACATATTTATTTGATTCATAACATCGCTTAATCTTTTACTGGCCAGATTATACATATCCTTATCTAATTCAAATCCTAAGAAGTCAAATCCTAACTCATAGCAAGCAATTAAACTTGATGCACTTCCTACATGAGTATCTAAAATCTTATTTCCTTGCTTTGCATAATTCATTAATATCCATTTGTAAAGGTTGACTGGCTTCTGTGTTGGATGTATTCTAACCTCATTTTTACTTTTATCACCTTGTTGTGTGTGTCCCTCACTTATAGACTTCCCTTGCATCATTCCATTCCACATATATCTAAACATCTTTGTTTTGTTATGCATACTGCAGTAAGCTACCTCGCAATCACTAAAGGAGCTTTCCCCATTAACCTTATCCCATATAATTAATCCAGGCCCAAGGTAATAGTCATAATAATTGCATCCCCATACAATTTGATTCTTTGATACTCTTAGCAACTCTTTAAAATAATCTTCTTCTGGTACATTCCAATTTTCTATTACTTCATAGTTACGTCTTTTTATATTTAACTTATTTACCGTTCTTCCATAATATTTTCTTTTATTTGGACCTTTGAAATAGGGTGGATCTACTATAGCTAAATCAAAGTACTTATCTGGTATTAACTTCATTCCTTCCATACAATCCATATTGTATATTTTATTTAATTCAATCATCCTTACCCTCCTTTGTTCTCACTTTATACAAAACCTTAACTAAATTAATTTTTTAAATAACTTTACTAAGATTTCTAACTACTTCTCTAAGTGCTTTATTTTCTTCTATATACCTGTCTTTTTGAAGTTCAATTTTATCTATATACTCTTTTAATTCACTCATCTGAGCTTGTAATTTTTCTTCTAAATCTATTGGTACCACAATTCCGCACATTCCACATTTATTATCAACTACCGCTGATTCTCCATCTGCACCTTCATGATTGCATTTCATGGTAATTTACCTCCATAATCATATATTCCCATCTTGCAATTTCTTCTATTATCTTTCCTCTTAACTCAAATGTAAGAGATCTGCTCTTATTAATTTGGGGATATATCTGTTCTATAGCTTTCTTTTCAGCATACTTTAATTTAATAAATGTTTTATACTCTTCTGAAAGCATTTCTATATTAGCTTTCATGCCCTCAGATGATCTTCTTATAGCTCTTAATTTCCCTTCTCTTTCTACTTCTTTATCTAGTATTAACTGCTGTTCTCTTTGAAGTATTTCTACTCTTTTAATCATTTGTTTTTCTACATAGCTTGTACTATCGCTACTACTCTGAACTTTTTCACTAAAGTCTGGTGACGATGATTGTTCCTCGATATTGAACCTGCTACTTCTTAAGGTTTCTTCAATTTCATCATATTGATTGTTCAAAATATTAATTTCTCTCTCGATAGTTTTAATGCTCTTCTGGTCTTCATAAAACTTATAAAGGTTTTTCTCTATTAATTTGAATTTTTCATCTTTCACTATAACTTCTCCTTTCAAAAGTGCCCTGTCTTATACCATTTATACTTTACTTTTATAATATTATGTAAAGTTTATCTTTTGTTCCTTAATATTATTCTCTTCGCTTAATTCAAGTATTGTGAACTATTCAAAATTATTTGCTATTACTTCTAAAGGAACTCCCATAAAAGTTCTTTCCGTTGGTATTTTTCCAGTAAATTTTATGAAATCTTCTTTTAATGCTTCAAACTCCTCACTTGTTATCTTCAATACACTTGGCTTTTCTCCAGTTACTCTCCCTATGGTTTTTACTGTATTGGATAATCTCGTATATAACTTATCAACATCAACCACTTAAAGTCCCTCCTATCTAATGAATAATAGCTACACTTTATTCATTATCTATTTACCAGATATTTTCTAGCTTCTTGAAGCTCATCTATAACAATATCTATACTTTCTACTGTGCCAAACCTTAAATTTATAGTAATATCATTTACTTTATTTTCAAGAATTACTTCTGCTTTATTATCACTTCGACTTACTGTTCCTATTTCAATATCATTCTTTCCAAGTTCTACATTAATTTGATTTATATCTATTTTTATCACTATCAATCACATCCCTTTATGAATTTAAATAGGTAGCTCTATCATATGCAATCAAGCTTCTTAAAGCCTCTATCTGACTTCTTTCATTTCTCAGCTTGTCCTTACATACTTCATATTCTATTATTGATATATCTCTGATATATCTTAGTTCTGATACCTCATCGTCACCTCTAGCCATATCCGATACCATACCTGCTGGGAAGTTATTTCCCCTGGTTTTTAAAGTTAATTCTTTCTTTGCTAGAGATCTTCTATAATCTCTTTCGCTTTGAGCCTTCTTGTAACCTCTTTTTCTTAATTCTTCAGTTAATGCTTCCAATATTAACTTACTTTTCTCTAACTGCTGCAACTTTCTAATTGTCACTTTCAACTACCTCCCGGAACAATAATTCTAAGTCGTATTTATATCTAACTCTCTTCTTAATCATTGGTATTTCTATACCGTTAGATTTAAACCATGCTTGAGGTATTGATCTACTGGTTGCTTTATCTATAAAGTATTTAACCAGCTTGGCTTCTACTGCATAACATTTTTCCTTATCTCTAAAACACACAATGAAATATGCTTTAATTTTATTGTGATTAATATTGCTTAATCCCTCTACTTGATTAGCTTTTATATTAGTAAATGGTAAGCTTGCACCTTTAGTATTCTTAAGCTCTAATAGAAACAGTTTGTCCCTAGCCATTACTTGGCAATCACAAATGTTCTTTGCTTGGAATCTAATGTTTTTATTTTCTATATCTTTGTTATAAGCAGCTGTCCCATCTTTAAATCTATAGTAAAAATGCTCCTTATTTACAGAACCTTTAAACTCTTCTTCAAAAACTTTTCCTATGTTTTTACTCATATATACAATCTACCTCCCATGCACTGCCTTATAATATCTTCAACTTTATAACCAACATCATCATCAATTATTATAGTTATCAATGATTTAACCAGCTTTCTAGCATCACTATTTGTTATCATAAGTATTTCTTTTATTTCCTCTTCTGAATAGCATTCCTTAAGGCTAAATAAATATCCTAATCTCTGTTGGAGATTCTTTTTATACTCAACATCTATTTCCCTAACCATATGAGGACTACTGTCGCCTCTATGATGCTTATAACATAATGTTATCTTATTATGAGGACAATTTATCATGGCTTTTTGTTGGCTCCTAAAAACAATATGATGCTCTTCCGGATGATGATGTCCACACTCTATGCACTGTTTGTCCATTCTTAATCTCCTTTAATTGTTAAATTGAATTTGACTATTCGCTCCAGTTATCATGTATCCCATTTCTTTAGATGGTTCCCATACATTTATATAATCTATTGCTTGTACAAAATCTTTTTTCGCAGTATTTTTATAGCTACTTACTTTAAATATTTGCTTATACCTATTCCACAAGTTAGAGAATACTTTTTTACTTAACTCTTTATAAGCCGGGCTTTCTTTACCACCTAAGACTTTTACTAGCCTTGCTCTTGCATATCTGTGTAGTTGCTCTTGTTGTGCATAATCAATAGTCATAGTATTCTCTAACTTTTCAACTCTGATATCAATTCCTTCTAATGCTTCGAATTGTAGCTTCATAATTTCCATTGGGGATAGTTGTTTAACTTCCTTAAGTTTATTTTCCATTTCCTCAAATTGAGTTACATATTCAGCGGTGAATAAAACTCCTTTTTCTCCAGTCATTTTATTTGCCACCATGTCGCACCCTTTTCTTGTTAATAAATAACAAGGCAATTCTTTATTTTGAGAAGTTATATAAGTGCTTTCTATAAAGAAATTGGTAAGCCCAAAATTGGACTGTCCTAAAATTTCTTGATACCCCTTTATATCTCTCATTAAATGCTTGTGTTCTTTTTCTACCATTGTTGCTACTTCTCTACTATCCACCATTAAGTGTCCCTCTTTATTGACAATTGTTAAGTTATTCATTTTTACCACTCCTATCATTTGATTTTCATATGATAATAGCACTTTATAACAATAGCCATTTCAATCACTATTCTCATATTATTCAGTTACTTTAAATCACTTTTGCACTTCTTACAGATTCTCTTTCCTTTAAATTCTGTTATGTCATTTGATTCACCGCAAAATATACATGCTGGCTCATATTTCTTTAAAACAATCATTTCACCATCCATATAAATTTCTAAAGGATCTTGTATATCTATACTCAAAACCTTTCTAAGTTCCTTTGGTATGCATAATCTTCCTAAATCATCAATTTTTCTTACTATTCCTGTATTTCTCATTTTTGCTTCCCTCCATCATTTTTTTAAACCAGCTTTTATCACCAGTTATTTTTGTTACTGTTGCCATTAATATAGTTTGTAATACTATTGCTCCTACTAAAGCTAGTCCATTTACATCTATCATTTTTTTTATGAACTTTATAGTTAACTCTATATACTCCATCTTCTCTCCCTATTTATACCTTTGAATTTAATCTACTTATTTTCCAATAAATAATCACACCATTTATTAAAGCCTTTTAATATAGGTTTAACATTAGAACCATCTGCCCATCCAGCAAATCCTATAAAACAATTTTTATTAAAACTTATGCACTCTCTTTTTTTAAAATAATGTGAATCAACATATAGAAACGCATGTTGTATCTTTTTACTACTTGTACACCTAGTTCTTATCTTTGTACTAATCCTCATAGTATCCATAGACTCACCATTGTTAGCACCTTCTTCTATTTCAACTCCTACTAATTCATGTAATTTTTCAATATCTTTTCTTGTTATATCTTTATAAACAAAATTATTATCAAACTTTTTTCTAGCTGCTGTTCTACTTGTCTCATATGCTTGTTTTTTATTCTTTTGAATACGCCTATTCTTAAACGCTTCTCCACTTGCATCAAATAAACTAAAACAAGCCTCATTAGTATATTCTGTATCATTTAGTATTACCCACCACATATTATTAATATTGTGATAGACTTTTCCACGTTTTAATCTACCTCTATAATCTCTAAAATATTTAGTTTCACCATTGTATATTATCTTTTTGTCTCTATCCTTATTGTTATAATTATCTTCACAAGTGGCTCCATCAAAATCTCTTAAATTGAAATTCATATTTTCTTGAGGATGGTGCCAGCTTTTAACAAAATAATTCTTTATTTTTTCTTCTGAATTCTTATAATCAGCATCTGTACTGCAAACTACCTCTGGAACAATGCTTTTAATAAATTCACCCATTTTTTTAGTTTCATTAATCCACAGTAATCTTACTAGATATGGAGCTTTCTTAAACTTATCAAAATCATATTGACCACCATTTTTATTTTCTGTATTGATATTTTGATAAAATTTTATTGAGAAACCTCTTGGATACCTATTACATTCAAATTCTAAGTTTTCTTTTTTACCCTTCCAATAGTCTTTGCTAATACAATTATAGTTTTCTTCCATTCTTGGATCTCTTCCTACTTCAAATCCTCTTGATTTCATGAAGTTTAATGTTCTGTGTAATATTTGATAATGTGACCAGTTATCTCCGTCCTCCCACCTGTCATGTTTTTCCTCTGTATCATTTACAAAACTAAAACTAAATGAGCTCTTATTTATACTAAACAAATATCCCTTCATAATTCCCCTCCATCTAATCTATCCTTAATAACCTTAGCTGCATCTTCTTCACCGTCATATTCTAAATTTCCAGCTATCATTATTGCATACGCCTTAACTTTTCTTATGTCTCCCTCTAATGCTCCTTCAATAATCATCGCTACTGATTCAACACTAATTTCAACCATTTATATAGCCTTACTATTTCTTTCAGCTTCTTCTAATAATTTCGGTAAATTTTTAGCATAATTACTTACTTCTCTTCTTCTTCTTTCATTACCTAATCTATCTAATCCCTGTTTAACTATATTTAATGTTTCTATTTCTTCATAAATATCCTTTGATAATTTAAAGGATTCTTTCGCTTCATCTATTGACTTGTTATCTTTTCTAATCAATAAATATAATCTTTCTTCCTTACCTGCTATCATTTTCTCCAAGCTATGCTTAAATATTAAAGCCTGTCTAAAATTTATATCTAAAGTTATTTCACTCTTCATAATTAATCTCCCCTTATTTTTAATACTTGTCTCATTGTCCAAGCTATGCCTGTACTTATGGACATCCTTGCTTGTACTTGTAAACAAGCCTTACTTGTCCCAAAATATCCTTATTATTTCAGAATGTGTCCAACCTCTCTTTACTAATTTTCTGTTATGTCTCTTCCCTAATTGTTCTAAATCTAAATTTTCTTTCTCTAGCAAAGCCATAATTCTAATAATCATCTGTTGAACATCAAAAGCTTCTTCTGATATATGAGGTCTATCACCCTCTTTAATAGCTTCTTGTAATTCAAGGTATTCTTCTTTAAGTTTATTGCTTATTTTCTCCCAGGAGTCATTCTGATTGCTCTCACCTGTTATCTTGTTATTCTTTAATATCATTAATTTCAATTTCATTTAGAATCCCCTCACTAATAGCTATTACGATTACTGATCTTATTGCATTTTTAGCACTAGTTCCTTCTTCATACTTTTTAACTGCCAAATTACTTAGTTCTAGTGCTCTTACCAGCATAGTTTCATTGTCTAATGAACTGCATAACTTATTTATATCTAAACCCAATCACCGTACCTCCGACTTTTAATCTTCATCCTTATCCCAGCCTAATAATTTTTTCTCTATAGCATCATGGTCATAATCTCTGCTAGAGCAACCATCTACAAAAGTATTTCCTGTATGACCTTTAGGTTTATCCCAATCATTGCTTATAGCTGCTATTAATGCTCCAACCCTATTCCTAACAGATTTCATTTTTTTAACTATCTCCCACTTTTCAACAACAACATCAACAGGAACAACATTTTCTTTACAGTATTTAACAATCGACTTAACTTCTTCTTTGGTTAGTTCACTTAGTACATTTGTAACATTATGCTGTTGTTGTATCTCTAGCTCTGTCTCTAACTCTGTCTCTGTCTCTGTCTCTGTCTCTGGTGTACGTTTGTCGTACATTTGTACAAAGTTAGGACTAGCCTCATCTGACAAGCATTTCTTTTTATTATCTATTTTGTTTCTATATTCTCGGATTCTATCTGCTTCTGTACTTGATTGACCTATAAAGTTTTGTATATTCATCATATAAATAGAACCATCATCAAGCATTTCTATAAGTTTCATTTGTTCTAAAACTTGTATTCCGCTTCTAACAATATCTATATTCATATTTGTTATTGTAGATATCATTTCTACACTATATGGTATAAAATCATTAAATCTTAATTCACCTTCTCTTTTAAGTGATTTAAGGTAAAGTTTTAATAATAAGTTTGAATAATACATTCCATTAGGCATTGCTTCCATTATTCTTACTTCTTCACTTTCAAAAAAATTTTCGTTCAATTTTAGATAATAGTACTTCTTGTTGTCCGACATACTTATTCACCTCAGTTTATTTTGGGGGATAAATCCCCCAATTTTTTATTCAGTTGCAAATGGTGAACCTTCATATATATCTTCTTGATTCTCTGTATAATTTGTATCTATTACTACATCAGCATTTTCTATTGGTTCTGTATCTACATCTACGTAATTAAAATTGCTTATTTTCTCTTCTTTAGCTTCAGACTTATAATCTGTATCTAACGCTTTTGCCATTTCAACTGACTTAGGTGCAAACTTCAAAACATCTATTAAAACTGTTTTCTTGGCCATACTATCAAAATTCTTAAACCAAACTGAACTTTGATTAACTTTGCCTTGATATAGATACGTTTTAGAGAAATCTTTTGCATGTTGTTCTACTCTTTCACGGGACCATACAACAAAATCATATCCACCATTTTTTAATTTATATACTGCATAATAATGAGTTATTTTATCTACTGGAACATCTGCTGGCTTATGAATTAAGTTCTTATGAAGTCCATATTCATATTCAAACTTATCGCCTTCTCTAACTTCATGAGCATATATAGCTTCATAATCACCAGTGTTGAAAGCCATTTTTAATACACCTTTATACCCCACTTGAAAGTTTATTTCTACTATTCCTTTTTTCTTGTTGTTATAAGGTATTACATATGCTTCACCAAGCACGGTATTAGGTTCTAATCCACATTGAGCTGATTGCATTAATGCACTTAGAAAACTTGTTGTATCTGCTTGCCAGAATGTAGGATTACCGTTATATAAACTAAGTGCTATTCTTGAGAACCTTTCAGGTGTCATTGCCTTTCCTACCGCTTTTTTTATCTCTGGCAACATTTTTTCTAAAGCATTACTCATTTTCTTTTGAGGTGTTATTTGCACCTTAGGTTTTTCTGCTTGTTTATTGGCTACTAAGCCACCATTTACATTTGCCATTTATATCTCCTCCAATTAATGATGATATATATTACTTTCACCCATTTATAAGTGCCTCTATTTTTTCTTTAAATTCTTCAAAATAACAATAGGTACTTATACACGTTCCATCTATAAAATAATTTCTTATATTTATTACTTCTTTATCATTGATGTTTTTTTGCTTAATAATTATTGAGTTATCAAGCGATATATACTGTGTATTTTCAGAATCTAAAATGTCTTTAACTTCCTTCATTTCAGCTAATTGTTCCATAATCAGCCCTCCTATTTTGCCTTATTAACTCTGAATGTAACTATTTCTGTTTTACTTTTTAAAATAGCTGCATAAGTTTGTGGCCACTTTTCCTTTAATAACTTATTATCTACACTTTCTCTAAATGAAACGCTTCTACTTGCTTTATATAACCCATCTGTAGCTTTATTTGCATTGCCCATTTCCAAGTAAACCTCTTGTTTGATTTTTTCTTTTTCTTTTTTAAGAGCCTTTTCTTCTTCTCCAATTTCTAAATATCTAGTTAACTTATCATTATTTATGTTAACCTCATCATTAGTGATTGATTGTTTAGCTAATATCTCCTTAGTTTCACACTCTAATCCACTTGGCATTGGTGGAATTTCTTTTAAAACATTATTCTCCCAAAAGTCTTTCCCTATTTGTCTTAATGCTTTAATATCGTCTTCACATCTTGCTACCACTTTCCACTTTATTTCTTTACCTAACATATAGATCATTAAGAAGTAATTTAATCCTGTAACTCCCATATAATGTTGAACCTGTGTATAATAACTATCTGGAATTTCTTCACCGGCCCACATCTTCTTTAAAAACTCAGAACCAGTTTTAATTTCTAATCCAAAGATTTCGCTTTTAGGAATATAGTTAACCTCTCCAGTATCTCTATTTTCTTGATATATATAATCCTCTTCCATTACTCCAATTCCATCAATATTAGCTGATAAGAAGTTTAATTCTTTATCAATCATCATGTACGGATACTCATAATTGGTTAATGTTATTCCTGTTTCTTTTTTAAAATCTTCTATGGTCCATTCTCTTATTAAAGGTTCTAACCTATTACCGAATTGAGTATGAACATTACCTTTAAATTTTTCTGATAAACCTAACTTTTCATTAAATACTGTAAGAGCCGAACCATATTTACTAAACCCTGCTATGGCTCCTATTTCACTTCCACCAATTGTAGTCGACCTTTGATTATGCCATTGTTCTCTATCCTCTGTATCTTCCCTAGTATCAAATACTATTGTTGCAGTTTGTTTAAATAGTTCCTTACTTTCTATAACCTTAACTGGACCTTCTCCAGTTAATAAAGTTCCTATTCCATCTAAGTTAATAATCATTCAATCCACCTACCCTATCTTTTCTATTTCTATCTCACCACTTTCAGTCTTAGCAACTTCTGTAACAAAATATTGATATTCATCAGCTTCCATTTCTATTAAAAGTTCATCTTGTGAATCCTTATCTAGTGATTCAAAACGGTCCATACATATAACTTTTAATTCGCCGCAACTAGCTTTGGCAACCCTCATTGCAAGTTCAAGTTTTTCTCCATCAGATAAATTGTCAATTAACATTCCACCTATTCTTACATTTCCTTCTACATCTACGCTTATACCTTTAATTGGCATCTTAGCTGTTTTAAGAAGTTCTTGTGGTAATGACCTAGCTTTATCTATCTTAGTAGTTAACTCGTTAGAGTAAGCCTCTTTGCCCGCTAATATCCCATCTCTAATTTCTGCTATTCTATCCCAATCTTTTAAATATCCAACCATTTCTACTACTAATTCAGCTTCTTTCTGCAATGGTTCTATTAATACTTCTTCATTTTGTTCTAAATAATCAAAAGTTTTGCCTATTCTTATTTGCTCTTTTTCTATTTCGGCTTTCTTATTTTCTTCTGCTGCTAAAATCTCTGATTGTTTTTTACTATCTAAAGTCAACAATTCCTGTTCTTTAATCAGTATTTTATTTTCTTGTATTGCCATAAAATCTGTTTGATTTTCCTTTTCTATTAAGTTATCTTTAACAATATTTTCAAACTCATTTTTTTTACTATCCTCAGCTAGTTCTAATTGGATATTATGTTTTTCTAATAACATAGTCTTATTCTTTTCAAACTCAATTTCTAATGTTCTAAGACTATTGCTATAGTTGTTTTTTTCATTAACAATTTCTTCTCTATATTTACTATCTACAGATTGTTTTTTATTCTCTAAAATTTCATCTGACCTATTTAAAAATTCTTTTGATCTCTCTATTTTTGATTTTGAAAGTTCTATAATATCTTTAATATCTTCATTTTCTGATTTATATTTAAGAGTTATTTTAGCTTTAGTAGCATCGCAATTAGCTTTAATAGCTGATATCTTAGAGTCAAAGTTTTCTTGTATTGACTTAGCATTAACTATCCATTTGTTAATTTCTTGTGCTTCACTGACCTTTTTATAATATTCTTGGATATTCTTGCTTCTCCACTCTTCTCCATCATATTCAGCAGGTAATTCTTCATATAAGGCATCAATCCTAGCCTTTAACTCCTTAACCTCCCTATTGACTTCCTCTCTCGCTTTATAGTATTTTAGTTCTATATTCTTAAGAATGATTAGAATATGTTGTGAGTAGTCGATATCGTCCACAAGGTCTCCAAACCAGTTAATGATATCCTGCTCACTCCAACCAATTTCAAGCATACTTAAAAGTGATTTAGTTTGTTCTTTTACCGAAAGGTTTACCCAATCAATAGGTCTAAATATATCTCCATTTACTAAACTTCTTAGAAACTTTTCAGTACTCGGCACTCCTTCATCGACTTTCCTTACTTTTAAATAATCAGATCTCTCAGTTCTTATTTTTCTATCTATTTCTAATCCATCGTCAAGCTCCACATATATAGTAGCTTCATCAAATCCATGTTTAACTACTTCTGTCCTTCTGTTCTTATTAGTAAAGCCCTTTTCAATAGCTTCCAGTACACTTGATTTACCTTTCCCTTTAGGCCCTCTAAAAATATTAATCTTACTAGTTTCTAATTCCTGTTCATCAATTCCTAAGAAATTAGAAATCTTTAAAAAACTTATCTTAGACATTAAAATTCCTCCTTATTTTCATTTTCACCTTAGCCCAGCAACTGGTGTTTTATTTGGCTGGCTCAACTATTAATTACTTATGTTAAGTTTTTTATTAAGGCTTAAAGCCCCTCCATCCTAAGTTACTTTTTTTCTAAACTATCATAGTATCTAATCATTCCATCTATTTCTTTTTGAGTGCAATTCTTCAATGCAAAGTCAGTTAATTTATCAATTAATATAGCTTTAATTTCTGTCATATCTTCTGGATAATTCACCTTCATCTTTATCATTTTTAATCACCCTTTAATTTTCTCTTTGTGAATTTTATTCCAATGTATTCATTACTTGTTAAATTTGTTACAATTAATTCTGAACACCTAGGACATTTAATTTCTAATGATACATAACCTATAACCTTATACTTTATAATTAACTTGTTACAATTTGGACACCTAAAAACTTTCATATTAATTACCTCCGTTTTCATGCCCTCACTCCCCTTAAAATTACTTTTTATTTAAAATTGAATCTCTTTTCTTTCTTAATACATCTATTTCTTCTAAACACTTTTCAACTAATTTAAAATAACGTTCAGATTCTTCAGCTTCACCAGTAAATGATGCAATTCTATACTTAGTCATATACTCTGAACACTTTAGTGCTACTTTTGTGTGCTCTAAAATAATCTTATTAATATCTTCCATAAAGTTATTTCCCCCTTAAAATTTATTAACCTAGGCATAAGCCTAACTCTCTACTTAGTAAGCTTGACTGTATCTCTTTAGATGACTCCAATGATTTTTTTATCATTTCTAAATATGGTTTTCTATTCATTGATATTTCTTTAATCTTTTCATCCGTTAGAACATCTATAATTATTGATAAATATCTAAAATCACCTTTATTCATATCTTTATAAAATATTGTTCTCATTTTTTCTTCTATATTAAATTTATAAATAATATTTGAAACTTTCCTATCCGTAGATATAGCTCCAGCAGTCATTCTATTTGATATAATGTAACTTAATATCTTTTGTGACTCTTGTTGATCCTTTAATATGAATATCACACTTTCCATTTTTTCATGTTTTCCACTACTATCTACTAGATTTTCAAGTAATCCTTTTATAAACTCGTCATCTTCATTTTTTAAATGTTCTTCAACTAATCCAAAAACATATCTAATTCCTGCTTTATAGGATTCATTACTCATCTTTATCTCCTTTCATATATTTTTATTATTTGGACAAACTATAATTATGCTATCGATATAGTTTCGTTAAAAGCAACTTTCTCATTAAAAAAAATTTCATCAATTTTTTCTGGCGATAAACAAAATAGATTTTTTAATATATTGATTTCACTAGCTGTAAATTCGATTATTCCATTTTCTTTTTTTGAATAGGTTGATATATCTTTTTTTAAAATGTTTGCTACTTTTTTTTGAGTAAATCCAATTTTAACCCTCTCCGACTTTAATATATTTGTATTAATATTAATCACCTCGTTTCGTCTAAAGCAACCTTATATCTATATAATATTGCTTTTAACGAAACTTGTCAAGCTTTTTAATAAAAAAAGTTTCTCGTTGCACAACTTTTGTTTTATCTGACGCAACTTACTATATAATAATATTAGGAGGTGATACTATTGATAAGTTTTGGTGATCAACTAAAACAATTAAGAAAAACTAAAGGATTAACTCAACAGCAATTAGCTGATAAATTCTATTTAAATAAAAGTTCTGTTTCTAGATATGAAAATAATACTCAGTTACCTGAAAATGAACTACTTCAAAAAATAGCTGACTTTTTCAATGTATCTATAGATTATTTATTAGGTAGAAATGAAAATTCAACTAATTTTTTTAATGGTAGCACAGATTTAACCATCCCTATGACAGAAGTTGAATGGCAACCTGTCATAACTCATAAAGATAAATTAGATATAACAAAAGAGTCTGAACAGATGATAGTTAATATAGATAAAGCTGAGACCGTAGAATTCTGTGGAACGCCTGCCGATGATGAAGATAAAGAATTTTTAAGGATGGCATACGAAAGATTTCTTACAGATGTAAGGATTTATAACAAACAAAAATATACTCCTAAAAAATATAAAAAATAATAACTGCAATAAACAAACTCTAATTCCTAATCTATATTATGGAATTAGAGCTGTTTAATATAAATAAGGGTTAGTGGGCATTATGGGGAGATACGTATGAGTGAAATAAAAAATACAGTCAATAAACTAATCAATAAATATAAAACTAGAGATCCATTTGAAATGGCCGAAGAGCTAGGTATTTGGATCTATGAAACAGATTTGGGGAATATCGAAGGTCACTACATGTATGCTAAACGAAAGAAAGTTTTCTTTATAAACAGTAACTTATCTGAACAGGATAGATTGCTATGTTGTGCTCACGAATTAGGACATGCCCTTTTGCATACTAAGAGTAATGTCTATTTTAATAATTCTCGCACATTTTTCAATCAATTTAGACATGAGAATGAAGCAGATGAATTTGCAGCTGAATTAATATTAAATGATAACTTGCTATCTAATTATGAAGGTTTTCCATTAGAAGTAATATCTAATTGTGAACAAATACCATTAAAATATTTAAACTTTAAATTTAATAAATAAAAATAAAATTGCCCATATTTGAGAGCCATCGAGCACCAATCCTCAATAATAAGTAATGAGTTTTTTAACTCCCCCAATAAGTAAAATAAGATATAAGCAATAAAAAGCCTAGACATACTGTTGTTTAGGCTTTAATACTATAAATTAACAGTATATTTTTTATAAATACATATATAGAATAACTATGAGGTGAAATAAATGATAAAGATAGCTATATATTCAAGAAAATCAAAATTCACTGGCAAAGGTGATTCAATAGAAAACCAGGTCCAAATGTGTAAGGATTATGCTAACACACACTTTAATGATAAAAATTTAGAATTTGATATATATGAAGATGAAGGATTCACAGGGGAAAATCTTAATAGACCTAAATTTAAAATGCTAATGTCTAAGCTTAAAGAATATGATGTATTAATATGCTATAGATTAGATAGAATATCTCGTACAGTAAGTGACTTCTCCTCTACTCTTGAAATTTTAGATTCACATAATTGTGATTTTGTAAGTATAAAAGAACAATTCGACACATCTACTCCTATGGGTAGAGCCATGATATACATAGCCTCTGTATTTGCTCAATTGGAGCGTGAGACTATTGCAGAACGTGTTAAGGATAACATGCTTGAACTTGCTAAAAATGGTCGTTGGAGTGGTGGTAGAATGCCTTTAGGATATAAGAGTGAATATGAATCTTATATTGATGCTGAAGGCAATGAAAGAAAAGTTGTTAAACTGATAAAAAGTGATAAAGAATTAGAATTAGTTAATTTAATATATAAAACTTATTTAGAACAGGGCAGCTTACATAAGACCGAGGTATGGTTTACTCAAAAAGGTATAAAATCAAACGCAGATATTTTATTAGAAAAAACTTCACTTAAGGTTATACTACAAAACCCTGTTTATGTAAAAGCTAATAAAGAAGTTGTAGATTTTATGAAGAAAGAACAATGGAATGTATACGGTGAACCGGATGGAGTTCATAGCCTTCTAAGTTACAATAAAACAGAAGCTGTTAGAGTTAATGGTAAAAAAACTAAAAGAGCAAAAGAAAAATCTCTATGGATTGCAGCCATAAGTTCTTGTGAAGGTGTAATTGATCCTGAAATGTGGTTAGCAGTTCAAAAGCAATTTAGTAAAAATAAAGATACCTTCCCTCATCTTGGGAAAACTCATAATGGAATACTAACTGGCAGATTAAAATGTAAAAACTGTGGAAGCAATATGATAATTCAACATGGAACAGTTTCAGTAAAAACAGGCCAAAAACTATTCTACTATATATGCTCAATGAAAAAGAGATCTAAAGGCGAAGTATGTAACACTAAAAACTTAAGAGCATTTGATATAGAAGAATCTACTATAAACGAATTAGAAAGTTTAGCTGAAAGAAAATTAAATTTCTTAAGCACTCTTAAAAAGAAAAATAACTATACCCTTTCCACTAAAAACATTAAATCTAAAAAGCTATTACTTGAAAAACAATTATTAGAAAAACAAAAACAAATTGATAATTTAGTTAATAAGCTTTCTTTAGATGATGATATAGCAGATATATTAATAGTTAAAATAAAATCTTTAAAGAAAGAAACTGCATCTATCAGTGAAGATTTAGAAAAATTGAATAATGATATAAAAATTTCTGATACTGAAGAATTTAACATTAGTTTTATAGAAAGTGTACTTAATAGATGTGTAAACATTAGAGATCTATCCAAAGAAGAACAAAAACAGATAATTGATGTCCTTATAATTGATATTCTATATGATGGAAGTATCGGTGAGGCTGAAATGAATTTGATAGGATCTGATACTGGTAAAAAAAAATAAATATTGATATGGTGGACTTTGGTAAAATGTTGCACTCTTGTCCACCTAGCACATGCTAAGCTTATGACAACATATTATCCCCTTCATAAGCTAAGAAAAATTAAAGGATTAGAAAAAGCAAAATATGTAGATCCCTATGCTGGAAGTAAAGGCAATTCAATTAGATATTTATCAGTAGCTCCAAGAACTAATGACTTAAAAGTAAATGGAGTAGATAACTTATTCTGTGCTGGTGAAAAGTCAGGACTATTTGTTGGCCATACGGAAGCCATTGTTACTGGTAGCTTAGCTGGTCACAATGCTGTAAGACTTTCAATGGGAATGCATCTTCTAATTCTTCCATCTTCACTTGCGATAGGCGATATAATTTCTTATGCAAACGAAAAATCAACTACACGTGAAGGTAGAAAGCAAAGATTTACCTTTGCTGGTTCAGATTATTTTAAAAGAATGAAAGAATTAGGTCTTTATACTACAGATAAATCCGAAATTCTAAATAGAATTAAAAAATTAAACCTTAATGATATTTTCGCGCAAAAATTATTATAA